CGCATTATTTTCTGTAATTGTTACTGAAGTTCCATTTACTGTAGCGGACGGACTCGGAATGGTTGCTGCAGGACATGCCGGTTTTTGAATAGTAAATTGAACATCATTTTTTGATTGTCCTGGCATTCCCGTACAAGTGCTGGGTTGACTTGGATACCTAGATGTTGCGTTAATTGTGTATGTTCCAGGACTTAGTCCAGTTAAAGTTTTACTAGAATACCCGTTGTAAAAAGTAATACTCCCTCCTGGTGCACCAGCAATGTTATAATCAAAATAAAATGTGGAACCTGTTGCATTATTTTCTGTAATTGTTACTGAAGTTCCATTTACTGTAGCTGATGGACTTGGCATGGTTGCTGCTACACATGCTGGTTTTGCTGCTGCAATAGTAAAAGTTTTACTTGCCGATTGTCCTGGCATTCCCGTACAAGTAGTAGGTTGACTTGCATACCTAGATGTTGCGTTAATTGTATATGTTCCCGGACTGAGGTTATTTACAGTCTTACTAGAAGACCCGCTGTAAAAAGTACTAGCAGCAATAGAAGAAGGACCAGTAAAGCTATAATCAAAATAATATGTGCCTACATTATTTTCTGTTATTGTTACTGAAGTTCCGCTTACTGTAGCAGATATGCTTGGTATTGTTGCTGCTGCACATGCCGGTTTTGCTGGTGCTGCTGGTGGTGGTGCTGCTACTGGCAAGTTGTTCAATGTACCTTCACAAACTAAATTGCCAGTACTATTACCAATACTATCGCATTTTTTGCCCGCTGGAGCTTTATAAGAAGTACTTTTTGTGTTATTTGCTGTTCCTGTTCTACAAATTGCATTTGCTACATCATAACCGTTACTGGCTACTGTATAAGATGGACAACTTTGTTTAAAACTACCACTCATTTAAATAATATATATACTTACTAGGTAAAATTATTGGTGGATTTAACTTTACACTTTTAGCCGTTTAATTACATCCAAAATATTGTTGTCCTAAAACTGTCTATTTACACCATGTTATAAAATGGTGTAAATCATCGAATCATTGAATAATCTTCCCGATTTGTCAACTTAACTTCATCTACTATCTCATCGCGTACTATTTTTTCATTATAATCATGATACGCATGAAGTGCGTTTACTGGTTTTACATTATCAATACCCTTGCTTTTTAGAGAACCAAAATTCGAAAAATCGAACGCGGGCGGCAAAGGTGGTGGCGCATATTCGAGTCTCCCTAACATTTTGTTTGTTTCTGATATTGTGTTTGTTGGTACGTAATCAGCGCCTTTCGATCCTAGTAATCCATAATACGAATAAAAATCAGGCGGGTTTGGGTCATTGGGGAACGAAACTTCTGCTTTAGTTCCAGACATGGATGGTAATCCACCGTCTCGATTGGGGTATACGTTTGCTTGATCAGCGTTTACTGATAATCCACCATTTTGATTTATTTGCGCGTTTACTTCAGCCACAATATCGTTTACGAACTTGGGTTCTTGTGCTTTTATATCATTCAGTATTTTTTGTTCTAATCTATCACTTAGACTCGCTAAATCATCTTGACTTTGATTTGCACTATAATTTGATGGACTATATTCAGTATTTGGGGAATTACTATTAATTATTGAATTTAAAGTGGGTGTAGTGGAAGCAATATTAATATTTGATGGCGCTGTGTTCATATTGTTTATAATATCATATACGTTTTTTGGAGATGTATCTATATAGTTTGATAATGGAGCTGCTGTGCTACTATTTAAATTACTAAAATCTATAGGAGGTTGAACTTCCCATGGATTTATATTATTTCCTGGACTAGGTAAACTATATGTATACGTCGGAGTTGGAGTTGGAGTTGCAGTGGGTGTCATCGTTGCTGTAGGCGTTGGTGTCGCCGTAGGTGTTTCTGTAGGTGCAAAATCACTTAATATAAGTGCGTGTTCTACAAAACCTTCATTTACAGAATCGCCTAACAATGTAAACGGTGCTGTTTTTCCAGTAACTAGATATTTGCTACCGTTGATTATTAGACATTGACCTATTGCTATTTTATCTTCGTATTTAGATAGTTTATCTAAATTTACTGCGCCATTTGATGCGTCCACTACAATTGAAGTTACATCAATACAGTTTGGGTTAATAGTTGGTGTTAATGTGGGGGATATAGTCATGGTCGGAGTTGCAGTTGGAGTTATAGTCATGGTCGGAGTTGCAGTTGGAGTTATAGTCATGGTCGGAGTTGGGGTTATGGTCATGGTCGGAGTTGCAGTTGGAGTTATAGTCATGGTCGGAGTTGGGGTTATGGTCATGGTTCTTGTTGGCGTTGCTGTTATTGTTGGAGTTGGGGTTGCTGTTATTGTTGCAGTCGGAGTTGCAGTTGGAGTTATAGTCATTGATGGAGTTGGGGTTATGGTCATGGTCGGAGTTGCAGTTGGAGTTATAGTCATGGTCGGAGTTGGTGTCGCTGTTATTGTTTTTGTTGCTGTCATTGTTATTGATGGAGTTGGGGTTGCAGTTGGAGTTATAGTCATTGATGGAGTTGGAGTTGCTGTCATGGTTCTTGTTGGAGTCATTGTTGGAGTTACCGTCATTGTTGGTGTCGCTGTTATTGTTTTTGTTGCTGTCATTGTTATTGTTGGAGTTGGAGTTGGAGTTACTGTCATAGTTCTAGTTGGGGTTATTGTTGGAGTTCTAGTTGGAGTTATTGTTGGAGTTACAGTCATTGTTGGTGTTGCTGTCAAAGTTCTAGTTGGAGTTGCTGTTATTGTTGGCGTTGCTGTTATTGCTCTTGTTGGAGTCATAGTTGGTGTTACTGTTATTGCTCTTGTTAAAGTCATAGTTGGTGTTGCTGTCATAGTTGGAGTTGCTGTTATTGCTCTTGTTGGAGTTGCTGTTATTGCTCTTGTTGGAGTTGCTGTCATAGTTGGTGTTGCTGTCATAGTTGGTGTTGCTGTCATAGTTGGAGTTGCTGTTATTGCTCTTGTTGGTGTTGCTGTTATTGTTGGTGTTGCTGTTATTGCTCTTGTTGGAGTCGCAGTCATTGTTGGCGTTGCAGTCATTGTTCTTGTTGGAGTCGCAGTCATTGTTGGCGTTGCAGTCATTGCTCTTGTTGGAGTTGCTGTTATTGTTGGAGTTACTGTCATAGTTGGTGTTACTGTTATTGCTCTTGTTGGAGTCATTGTTGGAGTTACTGTCATTGCTCTTGTTGGCGTTGCTGTTATTGCTCTTGTTGGAGTCATTGTTGGAGTTACTGTCATTGCTCTTGTTGGCGTTGCTGTCATAGTTCTGGTTGGAGTTATAGTCATTGTTGGCGTTGCTGTCATTACTCTTGTTGGCGTTGCTGACATAGTTCTGGTTGGAGTTGCTGTTATTGTTGCAGTCGGGGTTATTGTTCTTGTAGCAGTCATTGTTGGCGTTGCTGTCATTGTTCTTGTAGCAGTCATTGTTGGAGTTGCTGTCATAGTTCTGGTTGGAGTTTTAGTTGGAGTCATTGTTGGATCCATGAGAGCAACTTTTGCGCTTGCGCCTTCTGCAAATGCTTCACGGTTTGAATCTTGTAATAGTGTAAACGGCGACGTATTAGTTATTTTATATTGCTTTCCTTTATACAAAACACATTGACCTGTAGGATAATTATCTTTTATAAAATTCATTTCGCCAGTTGCTTCATTAAAACTCTTTATGTTATTTGTAACATCAAGACAAAATGGAGATACAGTTGGAGTAGGAGTCATTGATCTAGTAGGAGTCGGAGTTTGAGTAATTGTAGGAGTTCCTGTCATTGTTCTAGTAGGAGTCCTTGATGGAGTTTGAGTAATTGTTCGACTTGGCGTTCTTGCTGCGGCAGCTGCATCTGCTATTCTTTTCTGTTCTGCGGCGGCTGCATCTGCTATTCTTTTCTGTTCTGCGGCGGCTTCATCTGTTTTTTTTTTCTGTTCTGCTGCTGCCGCTGCCGCTGCCGCTGATGCTGCCTGTCGTTTCCTCTCCTCTTCTGCTGCTGCCTGTTGTTTCTTCTGCTCTTCTGCTGCTTTTGCTGCCTTAAGTGCATCCTGCTGCTGCTGCTGTTTCTTCAACTCTGCTGCTGCTGCTGCCTGCCTCTCCTGTTGTAATTGATACGCTGATTTAGGTGGCATGTTTTTATAAATTTAATATATACTTACTAAATAATAAAAATTGAATTTATTCAACTTATTAAGTTGCAGTTAAAAATCATGCTGCGTTTGTTTCACGACTTAAATAATAAATACGAAATATGTATTGACGAAGTTGGCCGAGGATGTCTTTTTGGAAGAACATACATAGCCGCCGTTGTACTATCAAAAGACGGTTCTTTCGACGGAACACATATTAAAGATAGCAAAAAGTTCTCTTCAAAAAAGAAAATAAAGACCGTTTCCGAATCTATAAAACAAAACTGTCTTTATTACCACATTGCATACGTTGAAAATGACGTTGTTGATCAAATTAATATTTTACAAGCCGTAATGCAAGGTATGCATGAATGCATCAGTACTTTGATACAAGAGATTAATACTGACACTGGCATAAAAAATGAGTTTCTAGCCATTATTGATGGTAATTATTTTAAACCGTATACTTATTTTGACGACAAATCAAATTGTATTGTTGAATTACCACACATTACGGTAGAAAAGGGCGACGCTACTTATATGGGAATAGCCGCAGCAAGTATACTAGCTAAAGTCGCGCGGGATGAATATGTCGGCGCCCTTTGCGAAAAATACCCTTTATTAAAGGAACAATACCAATTACATACGAATATGGGATACGGAACCAAAGCTCATTTAGAAGGTATTCATAAACATGGCATTACCAATTTACATCGCCTATCCTTCCGAGGAACTCAAAGTGATTTACCCATGACATTAATTGAAAACATTTGATTTATAATATGTAGCCTTTATACATTTTTTTTTTACTAGACTAATATATAAATGTCATTCACTAGATTTCATGATGACCCCAACCGTATACATAAGCAAGTTCAACAAAGTACTTATGCGGGTACGTATCAATTAAATAGTCCGGGTAATGGTCTTGACCTTCCTTTTTCACAAGAAGCACAACTTCGTCTTCAGGGATGGGGCGCCAATTTTGATAAAAATATGATTAGCCAAGAGAATGATTTACGGGGACTTACACGCAAATTAAATAAAGATTATGTTGATGTGAACAATTATACAAAATATCAGCGATTGCCTTCTGAACCGGCCTATAAAATACAAGCGCCTTACGTTGAGGAAAGCCGCGCCAGCCATCCGGCGTGGACCTTCCGCGATTTAGAACAAAAACGCTGGGAAGAGCCCTTTTTAAATCCACAAGCTAGTCTTGAAAAACCATTTCAACATGATATTCAAACTCGTATTTTAGAAAAAGATAATTATGTAGCTGAGATACCAGATTTGTCAACAATTTCCAGAGTCAATGTATAATGGAATTTAATTATTTATCCATCGGAAATGATTGTTCCAGTGCCCGTGCATTAAAAGACCTAAATTTGAGAACCTGGTCAGGCCCTTTTGATTGGACTGAAAGTCCATTTGATGCGCTTTGTGCATGTTTACAAAACAATTTTGTCATGTTTCATAAAAACGTACATTTAGATGATTCGAAACGAAACGTCATTGATGACTACGGTATTAAATATCCACATGATTATCCAATTAAATTATTGCCAGGCTTTAAAAAATCGGAAGACGGATTTGTTGCCGACCGTTTAGTAGATGATAATTGGGAAAAATATACTGACCAAGCGGTTGAAAAATATGGTCGCCGTATTGAGCGCTTTCGAAACGTTATGGCGGATAAATCAAAACCCATTATTGTTCTATACCGTGATAAATATGAGAGTGCGGTTATCATAAAAAAAATATTAGAAAAAACGTATTTACGAGAACATATTATTGTCATTGTCGCAACAGATGAAAAGATTTTATCATTAAATCCGGCAATTATTATATGTAATCCAGAAGCGGGAGGTAAATGGAACGATAAAGAAATATGGAACGGCGCAATTCAAACTGCAAAACAAAGATACCATTTTTTAATAATGAAACCCGTAGTTGTGAATAAACTGTTTGCTATGAGATTTAGCATGGCGTAATTTAGAAATATTCACGCCGTTGGAAATTATTATATAATTCTAATATAATTATATAATCTAACAAACATGGAAATGGTTATCCCGTTATTTGCATTATCGTCTTTATATTTAATTAATAGCCAAAGTAAAAAGGAGAACTTTCAATCGAAGAAAAAAACCTTGCCAAACGTTGATATACCTAATCGAAATTTTCCTCAAGAAATGCCTGTTATCTATAATGAAACCGATTTAACTAGTGAATTGTCAACCGTTAATAAATTTAACAGTGCTGGTGGTGTTTATACTGACAAATTTTTTGACAAGGATAGTGTAGCCGGAATAATTCTGGAAAGCAATAATCAAAATACTCCGAATGGTCCAACTTATGCATCAGATACCAGCCCAATGTCACAAGATGCATATTATTCTTTAACTGGTAACAAAGTTGGTGCCGATTATTTTCAACATAATAACATGGTCCCTTTTTTCGGAAGCAATGTGCGCTCATCTCAAATTAATGCTAATTCGAACGAAAGTGTGTTAGATAATTATACCGGTTCTGGTTCTCAAATCCAAGTGAAACGCGAAGTTTCCCCTATGTTCAAACCTTCCGATAACGAACAATGGGCCTATGGTGCTCCTAATAACAGCGATTTTTTTCAGAGCCGCGTCAATCCTAGCATGCGCATGGGAAATGTAAATCCGTTTGAAAAACAGCAAGTTGCTCCTGGACTCGGGCTTGGTTACACAAACGAGGGGTCAAATGGTTTTAACTCCGGTATGATGATGCGTGATCATTGGCTCGACCGTGGAGTTGACGAATTACGCGTATTAAACAAACCAAAGGCTAGTGGAAATATGTTGTATGGTCACGAAGGACCAGCGGCAAATTTTATTCAAAACGGCGCCACTACAGAACAAATGGGTGTTATGGAAAAACACCGGCCAGATCGCACATTTGAGATGTTTGATAATCAAGGTTCAATGTCTCGATTAATGACAACTACGGGAGCCGAAAAGGGCCAGACTATGCGTGCTATTCCGGTTGACAGAGAAACATCGCGCCAAAATAATACCAGTGATTATATTGGTAATGCTGGTTACAATAACGGAGGAGAATACGTAAATGGAGAATATATGCCAACTCACAACATTGAATTGGGCGAATTTCCTCTTGGTCCGGCCAACGCACAAGGCCGTAATTATGCTGCGGAGGGAGATTTTGAAATGCGCTCTAAATTTGCTTATCCGAATAACCGCACAGTAAATAAACAGGGCGATTATTATGGTCTTGTTAGCGGAGGATTAAAAGCTGCCGTTGCGCCGCTTTTGGATATTTTACGCCCTTCCCGTAAAGAAAACGCCGTTGGTAATTTACGTCCTTACCAAAATCCGGGCACTCGAGTATCAAACTCATATATATTTAATCCTAATGATAAATTATCAACCACGCACCGCGAAACTACTGAAAATTCTAAATACGTTGGTAATATTAATCGTAATCAAAATGGTGGGGCATACGAAAGTACACCGCATCAAGTTTCTAATACGGCACGTGCCGAAACGGGCGATTTCTCATATAGTGGTATAGCTGGCGGCTATAATCAAATGAAATCTTATGACGCCGAGTACAATCAACGTAATAATGATATTAAGAGTTCGACTATTGACGGGCGTATGGTTCCTGGAAATATGAGTTTAATGAACGGTAATATTAATATGACTCAAGCCAATCGTGATGGACTCTTGGCTAATAAACGCGCTGTTGCTGCTACAATGCCTTTTCAAAGTCCTGATGTATCAAATATGGGTAAATTACAAGGCCATGACCCTCTTTATCAAAATATTCAAATGGACCGTACTGACGGCGATATTTTGACTGCCCTTCAGAGTAATCCTTATGTAGTCAATTATAAAAATGGCCTATAAAATTAAATTTATTAGATATATAAATTTAATTCTTCTTTATTGTGATTCTTTTGAGAACCTTTCCTCCTTTACGAAACGTTTTTCTCTTACGAACAATTTTCTTTTTTGCACGTTTTTCACGTTTCGTCTTATGTTTTGATGTTCTTGTCTTCTTTTTTCGAGAACCTCCACCAGAACATCTATTATTACGAAAAATAACAAAGTCTTTGATTTTATTTAAAACCTTTTTTGCGACGCGTTTGGCCAAATCATCGTCATCAGAGCTCGAGCGTTTGTTGTGATGTTCTCGTTTTTCTTTATCTTCATCATCGGAACCCTCCTCGTCGTCTTTATGGTGGTGTTCCTTTTTATCTCCTTCCTCCTCGTTATCTTCTTCTTCGTCCTCTTTTTTATCTTCATCTTCTGACTCTTTTTTATCTTCGTCTTCGGACTCTGTTTCGTCTACTTCATTGGCTAATGCTTCCGCCTCTTTTTTTGCTTGTTCCAATTCTTCATCTGCATCTTCACTACCCGCGGCTTGTTTTAATGCGCTTGCTACCATTTTAAATAAGTTATCTATAATATCAATATATTATTTTTACGGAGTGTTTTTATCAACTAAAACATGTTTTGCCACATTACGGATAATTTTGTCATCGAATTTATTTTGTTCTTCTTCCCCGTATCCCCCTAAAGCATTTTTATACATATCAATACAAAAATCATATTTTTGATGTTCTGGATTTAAACACTCAGGGTTAAGTTCTCTCCATTGCTGTAATTGTTGTAAATTTTTATCTGCTACGCGACCAATGAGTTTCTTCAATTTTGTTTTCTCGGCATTGTCCTTATTCCACTTATCGTCGTCTTTGATATACATCGTTTCGCGTTTTAAATCAGTACAATGAATGGGACGTTTACTTACTTCAATAGTATTTAAATTTTTCATAATAATATTGGTTATTCCTTCGATATATCCATAATGTCCAACGTTCTCTAAATCTTTGATTTCTAATTTTATGTTATTGACAAAATCCACCATATTTAGTGCGTCCTTACAAGTTTCGTTCAAGAAAACATTCAAATTAAACTGTGTATTATTCGTCGTGTTATTTGTTATTACGTTTGTCGGTTTGGCCATTTCCATAATTTTCGTATTTTGTTCCATAATTTTATTCTGTTGCTCGATTAACAGCGTCTTAAATTCATTATTTTGTTTTATAATTTCAGACATTATTTCCGTGTTAATATTCGGTGACGTCACTGGTTCTTGTATTTCGACGGATTCGGCCGATAGTACAAACGAACACGTCTTACGATGACGACTTAAACCGGATGTAAAACTAAAACTACGACCGCATATACAGTGTATATTTTTTTCGGCATTTTTTGAGTTATCATTCTTTACCATTTGGTGTTTACGGGTGGACAGATGGGCTGCCCAATTACTAGATTTGCTGCAATTAAAGTCACAACGTTCACAATAGAAAATTTCGGCATTTTTCGGCATTTTTTCTGTTATCCTAAAATGGTAACAGAAAAAATGCCGGGCGTTTTTACCGAAAATTGTTATGGTAACAACACAGAATTAAAATTTCGGTATTTGCTGCATTTCAGTCACAACGCGTTTTTCTGGGAAACTTTACCTCGTACTTTTTGAAATTGGACATTTTAAAAATGTCCAAAAAAAAAAAGTTGACCTATTTCTTTTTGGGAAAGTTAGCCTGAAAAACTCACTAATATTTTAATTCATTGTATTGTACCATTTATGGTAAGACAATATAAATTTAATAAAAAGCAGGAGAAAAAGGAAAAAACGCGGCAAATCAATATAAAAATATGTATAGTAGATATACAATGAATAGCCCAATTATAGGCAATATTGATATAATAAGCGAGCTTATATCCATAGACTTTTTACATATATACGCATATGAACAACAATACAAAGAAGATAAGACATTTCATCAATATTCAAACAATTTTCCTCCACTTATAAAACACCAGTTTGATTTAATAAAAAACGGGCATATTATGCAAAAATTAAATCGTCATTATAATGGCGATATAGTCGAAAACATAGACGGAATGAATGAATTGTATATTAGCGCAATTGGCTCATCTGGTTCTGATAAAGTATTTGAAATGGCGCATATTGACGGCCCGTTCTTTTTCTTACCGTTTTGTACTGTACTTCGTTGTGTTGTTGGTATAAAAGGCGACCCAAATATTGTAACCGCTTTCCCGTTAATTAAACAAGAACACGCTTTGTTAACAAACGAATTTATGGCATTTGATTATAATCGCGACACACATTTTATCTATAAAATAGAATCCGACCAAAATACTAGTTCTCGAATTCTATTAAAATTACATTATTTAATTACTCCCCGGTTTATTCCTAGACCGGTTGCTCAAATTTATAAAAAGGCACATGTACTATATAATTCATTTATGAGAACCACGTTTTTAGTTTCACAACAAGATTCAATATTATCAAAGGTTGTTAATGGAGGAACCGTATTTTATTGCTGGTTTTATAATAATAAAGACACTATAATTACAATGGCTGGTGGATTATTATTATTTATGATTTGGAAATAAAGCGTAGTTTCATTATTAGTAAAATGAAACTACTTCAATATATATTTTACCCATTTTTCTTTATAAACGCGCGTAGTTTTGTCATTAGTCGTCAGGCCAAATCAAAAAGAATATTAAAAACCTTTGAATTTTATGACGCAATGTCTCAGTTAGAGAGACCAAATAAATTAAAAGGCGTGTCGAAATTAATTCGTAGTGACAATATTTTACCGGCACTATTATTAAATTTTACTGGTGGTTGGTTATCGAATCCTCAACTAGTCAAGTCTAAACAATTTATTATTAGTGCTGTTATTACATTATTTGTTATGTCTTATAGTATGATAGTAAATGATGTATTTGATTTGGAGGTAGACCGTATTAATAATCCTGAGCGACCATTAGTAACTGGACAAATCAGTCGACGAGAGGCTATTGCGCTATCAATATTTATAGTTGGAACAACCGAGTTTTTAAACAACCGTTTTATGCCTGGTTCGATGAAACCATTGGCCAGAATGGCGCTATTTATTGTTACTATTTATACGCCTATTTTAAAACGTATTTGTATTATAAAAAATTTGACGTGTGCTGGACTAATATCTTTTGCGCTTTATTATAGCGGATTGGCAGTTAATCCACTGATATTACAATGCGAACATAATTTATTAAATATTGCAGGGCAGCTGATTTTTTGGGGATCCTATCAAAACGAGGTTTTATTAGACATATTAGATAAAGATGGCGACGAAAAAGCAGGTATTCCAACAGTGCCTGTGCTTTTTGGTAATGAAGTTGCTTATACAATAGCTAATTTTACAATTCATTTTAACATATTATGGAACCTATTTTATCAAATGAGCCGGGCTTATAGACCAGAAAACGGATTTTTATTGATATTATTTTGTTCTCCTTTATTAAATGGCTTACGACAAATAAAAAATAGCGATTTTAATCATGCCGCCGTTCGCAAATCGGTTAATTCAACCATAAAACCTATGGTTTTAACTCTATTATATATTTGTTTTTTACGTTCAACTGCAAAATAGGGCGCACATATTGACGGCTTCTAGATTTTCTTTTGGCTTCTCAAATAGCGAACGAATCATAGCATCATCGCGAAATCTTACTGTATAACTTTGTTGAATATTGTTGCGCCCAATACGACCCATGGCTTGAATTGTTTTTTGTTGAGTCATATTTTTCAAATCCTTTCCTATGAAACCATGACAGAATTGGTAGTTGGTTCCATAGATATAATCTGATGACGCTATAATAATGAAGAGTCGTTGTTCATCAGCCAAACGTTTCATAATTTCCATATATTTAATATTTGGCTTCTCAATAAACATACCAATACCTAGCAACAGTAAAACTTTCAAATTGTTTTCAATATCCAAACTCATAATATATCGCGTTGTAACTTCATCAATCTTGGGAAGAAATGCACTCGCACTAATTTCGCCCGATGGCGCCCATAATTCCTGGTGGGGTTTGGTGTTTGGCACGTACATTGGATCTAATGAAACCATTTTTATCTCCTTGCGCAGTTTATTTATTTCATCAAGTAGTGCTTTTGCGTCATTACTGAGCCTTTCGCTATCGATTTTCTTCTCTTCGGATTCGTCATTTGCGCCTGCGCCCATTTTGTTCTGTTCAGCTTCAAGAGAGTTTTCTAATCTGACGATTTTCTCAGTAAATTCGTTGTTTTTAACAATTCTGGCCATAATAGTTTGGAATACTACGGGTGAAATATTTGATTGTTGGATATAAAAGGTACCGACTTTTTGTACGTCTTCACTAAGGAATATGGTCGGCCCGTCAGTAAGAGTATACGCGTCGGCAGTAGTCAGTAAAATACCAGTTGAAGTCTTTTTAATAGCTTCGCGATTAATATCTGTTGACATACTTACAGTACGGGTAAGGACGGACGGAATTGCTGAAGATTCCATGCTTTTTACTTTCCGTATAGAACGAGACGAATCAAATTTCTTATCACAAGTTGTGTTTATGTAGGAATAAACATCTGGCCAACAAGCAGATTCAATATGTTTAAGTAGTAATAGGTAATAATTTTTTAGAGAATCCATAGTAATATCTCCGATTCCACCCGTAAAATAATCATCTGCACTATACGCATCATCAATAATTTCCTCTTCATGCAAATAAACGATGAATCGGACGATTTCGGCCAAATCAAAATACCGCAAAAGAGTACGATTTTGAGAACAATAATTTACACATCGAATCATTTCTTCATAGTTTGAATATAAATTGTGTGGCAAAACACTGTAGTTATCTTTATTCAAAATAGGAATACTTTTACGACAATCATGGCTTTCAATAACACGTACCTCGGCGCTTTCGAATTTCCCCCTGAAATCCTGTAGAACAGAACCAATTTCGTCTTCTTTAGGCAACGTTGCGCAGGATAGTACAACGTTGGGGATTTTATTTTCGGCCCAGTTTTTCTGAATCGTAGCGTGAAGCGGGTGTGTTTTATAATCCATTGTAATAGTAGGCTCATCCCAATAGGTAATAATATTTGATGCGTCATTGAATGCAAGCATGTAATACATAGCTGTTAAATAAGACTGTATATCACAAATCATGATTTCAACCTTTGATCCATTCGAATTATCTACCTTTCCGATACCACCGGATTTGCGATGTTTGGTATAATCTTTTGCTGCGAAATAATGAAGACGAACATCCGCCGCGCTCTGACAACCAAACGCAAAAGCCACTTTCTTTTCCATGGAAATTGCCGATTTTGCTAGTGCAACGCCAATATGTCTGGCTACACATACAAATATAATACAATAATGTCCGGCAAGTCCGATAGGACTTAGTGTTTTACCAGTTCCGGTGGGCGCAGTATAAAGAACTAGCTTTGGGCTACCTGTGTTACTTTTAAATATTGAGAACAATTGCTTTTGATGATTAAATAGCGCTTTGTCTTGGTATTTTAATAAATATTTGTTTTTTTCAATAAACTCATACGCATTTTCCATGATGTTACTGGGTTCTGTGTATTTAGAAGAAATAGCTACCAATTTATCTACAAAATCACAGACATGTACATTCAAATGTGCAATAGACTGTTTTTGCATATGAATCAAAGTGTAAAGATAAAACGCATATTTGTTTTCGCGTTTATGTAAATGTTTCAATAACTTTTCACACAGTGAAATCAAGGTATATTCGAAGACGGACTCGGCGTTTTGTTTAATATTCGCGTCAATGTTCATAATACGAATATTGTCCGCACTTTTAATCTTTTTAATCGATGAGCCCTCCATGGATTGAATAGCAGCAAGTTTAATGCCAAGACCGGCGCCGTATTTTGTCAATATGGTCTGAATCCATTCACTGAAATATTTTTGATAGAGAAAGTTCTCGTTTTCAGAAGTCATTTCTATTTTTGCAAATGAAAACAGTGACATGTTTTCGTTTGACTTAATATTTACGTCAGTATATCCATCAATTATTAGTCGAAGAATCTGTTTTTCTTCGGGGGATACGGGAATTTCTATATTTTCCCATTCTTCTTTGGTCAATTTAGTTTGAGTAAGGTCCATTGTGTTTTTCAATAAAAAAATAATGCGTCTAACAATCAATTTTTTGTAACATTATGGACAACATACGGGACCTGTCCACTGCATACAATAACATAAATATCCACATGATGCAGACGCAGTTAAACAACAAAGAATTTTTGGCGCATTATTTAAAAATACTCCACTTGCTAAATCACATTTTTCTATACCGTAAAAACAAGATTCCCTGATTTTAAAACACACGGATAGTTTTTCGCCAATCAAATACCGCGTTGAATCGACAGGAACAGCCACAGGTAACTCATCTGGCTTATAATGAAAACTATCATCGATCGTTACATTTGCAAAAATAACATTATCTACTTCAGTTGTGATAGGTATAATAGATACCATGCTTTATAATTCTTTTATTTTATATGAACAAAAGAATCAATTTTTATACATTCAAAAGCTAGACGCACCAGAATATTGCAGAATATCGAGAACTTTTTTTGTAGTAGGAAACTCATCGTGGCCATAAATATCCTGTAAAAGCATCCACTCAAAGAGCCCGCCGCTATATAAATAAACGTGTGAAAATCCCAAAGTCTGTAATTGTTTATATTTTTTTTCTGCGCCATGATCGCATGCGTTTTTTCCGTAAATAATAAACTTTTTTGATCCTAAATCATAATTGTTTAATAAATCGTTTATAGTTTTTTCTTCGGATTCATAGGGAAGAGTATTTTTGATAAGACAATCCTGTTCGCTTGGTGCAAGAGTATTTATAATAACAAATTCTGTCCGACGTATTGCTGTTTGTACGTCCTTAAAGTTAATTTTATTTATGGGTTTAGAAAAAAAATCGGTTATATTAGTAAGCATGTATTTTTTATAAATAAAATTTTATATATTTTCTACGCATCATTATATATGATACGTAGAACGAAAAAGAGAGGAGGTAGCAAAAGTTATTCCCGTAAATCGCGCGGAAGTCCTAAAGGAATTCCTATCCCACAACATCGAGTAGATCAGATTTTAAAATTTGAAGAGGAATCTGAAGGTATTATTTGGCCGGATATGTCTGCCGAGGAAAAGGCCAATAACGCTTTGCGCCGAAAAACGGTTCTCGAAAATCTAAGATTCCCTAGGGGAACAAGCGATTGGTCTAAAATAACGTCGATTGTTGTGGCTTACCATAATTCGTTGAATGCTAAAAAGTAAATTTTGTCTCAAACAACATAAAGCTTATACAGCTAATAAAACGTGCCGCTCTCCGGTTTTAGCTCAGTTGGTAGAGCATTTGACTGTAGTAGTTTCTGTCGGGTATCAAAATGTCATCGGTTCGATTCCGATAAACCGGATTTTATATATGGCACGCATATATAAAACTAATTGGATAAAAATTGATTCTTGGACAAATTGTTTTGTTTTGGCAAAACCAAACAATGTCTGTTGAAACGGTCGATTTTGATATGCATCATGTATATAAACAAAAGAATAAGCCGTCAATTACAAAAATATTTAATAAGTGTCATGTAATTCAAATTCGTACATTAAACGGCAGGAGAATATGCTGTTGTATTTACGACAACGAAACTCTACATGACTTGTACCAAAAATCTTACGACGCACTGTTTAATACTACTAACGTTTTGCGTGTCGAAAAACACCAGACCGTACGGGATGAAATTCCTAATCAACCATATCATGCTATACATGATATTGTCTTGTTAGATAGGGACGAAAAGATACTATCTGTTCCTTGTGATAAGAACGTTCTGTTTTACGATTTCAAGCGCGCAAATGAGAAATATTTTATAGCATCATCACAAATTCCTGTACTGAGTGTTTATAGAGTCTACGTTATAGACAATGAGTCTCTGGATTATCACTTTAAAAAACAACAAAATAAACAGGAATCGGTCGTTAATAGAATGAAACGTTTTATTGGGTGCGCATTTTAACGTCGGCGCTTTTGCGTTTTCCTTCCTCCGCTAGATTTTGATGAAAACATACGTACAAAAAATCCTTGTTTTTTTTGCGGAACTGGAGCAGGAACAGCTACATGATGCTGTAATGGTCGCGCATGAATAGTAAAGTTTCTGTCGCGCCTTGGTGCAATTATGCGCTCTTCCGGGGGTAATGTTTTTGCGTATTCACGTATCGTGTGTCTTACATGAGCCTTTTTATCTTTAATTTCCGCCGAATTTCTGTAGCGATTATCTAAAGCTCTTGATTCGCGAGTTTTGAGTTCTATGTCATGTTTAGTTTCCGGGGAAGGTTTTTTATGATGAGGATTTTCTTGTGGCGACGTAGTTAATGGTTGTTTATTAAATACTAAAACTTGCGTTTGGTCATTAATTCTTACGCGCTTTTTCTCGGTTTTTCTAGGGGAACGACTAGATGATCTACTTGATGACCGACTAGAAGATTTTTTAGCTGACATATATATTTTTATCATAAAATAATCCTGCCAAAAATTGATTTTTTGTTTTATTGTTTTGATTACATAAAAAATGACACGTCTTAGAATTTACTCTATCGAAGGAAATATTGGTTCCGGTAAAACCACCATTATTGAGAACTTACAAAAAACATTTGAGAACAATCCAAACGTCGTTTTTATTCGTGAACCTGTAGATATCTGGCAAACCATTCAAGATGCAAATGGAGAAACAATTTTGGCTAAATTTTATAAGGACCCAGCAAAATATGCCTTTACGTTTCAGGTAATGGCGTATTCAACGCGGCTTTCAATGCTACGCGCGGCGATTTTGCAAAATCCTAGATGCGACGTTATTATTTGCGAACGCTCCCTGGATGCTGATAAACATATATTTGAAAAGATGTTGTATAATGACGGTCTAATAGACGAGGTTAGTCATCAAATTTATCAAAGATTTTACGGGGAGTTTCAGGATGAGTTTCAATTGGCGGGTATAATTTATATTGATGCGGATGCACAAGTATGTAAGGAGCGTATTGAAAAGCGCGCAAGAGTAGGAGAGGAAACTGTTGCCCTAGATTATTTGGAAAAGTGCCAGAGCTATCATGAAGCTTGGCTTTCCGACAAAGAACTAAATGCTCCTGTACTAAAAATCAAAACGAACGAAGAAGTTACGTATGATTTGACATGTCCTAATGATAAGGGATTGGTTTGGATGATGCAGATAGTGGAGTTTATTTCATTGACAAATGTGCAGAAGATTAGTCCAGTAGAATCTTTGGATGATGTTTGTGGTAGACCATTAGAGCGGTTTGAGGAGTTTTATAATCCAAATATTTAATTTTATTTTGTTTGTAATCGTATTACAAGGTCTTCTAATTCTTTAATACGTTCTTTAAGTTTTTTATTTTCGTTGGCGAGGTCTTCAACTCGAGATAGTTTGTTATTCAATGTCTTTACCTTTTTTTCTAAATATACTATGTGTTCTGTGTACTGGTCTTTTTTATCCCTTTGGTATTGGTCGTAAGAATAATCGAATTCTTGAGACATGGTTTTAAATTTATTAGATATTATTAATCTAATAAATAATATTTAATTAAACTTGACAATAATTTTTACCGATTCCTTTTTAATACATTTACATGCACTTACTGAAAGTTCCTCACGCTTCTTGCGTGTCTTACCGTTATCGTTTATATCGATTGAGTCATCAATACTAATATTACGCTTTGATGTACTATTGCGATGATTCATGTCGTTCTCAATATCTTGGTAATTTTCCTCAATATAACCTACGATTTGGTTCTCAATAGCCCACTTGAAAAAATTTAGCTGACCAATCGTTGTCTCCATAAAATTATTGTTGTCGTACGGAATACTAATGCGCTCCCAACGACAGAATGGGTCAAATCGGCGTTTACTATAAGCCTTGAGTTTGAGTTTATAATCATTATATACCTTAAATCGAACAGATTCGCCTTTGTTCATACCATTAGGTAACTCATAAATTGTGTAATTTTTCTTAGCAAAATTGGTAACAAACCAGTCGACAATACGTAAAGAAATCTTGGATTCTCCATTAATAATACGCATCATTTTGGTAAGGTTCTCGTGATTCTTATAGAAATCCATTAAATTACGCATTAAAAGATCGTTTTGTGTATTTAAATTGGTCGAATTATAAGTGGCCATTTTAAATAAAAGGCCGTCATTTTTTATGCTGTTTTTACGCATTATATTTTAATTAACTTCCTTCAATAAAAATGTAATATTATCTTTTTTTTTTATATTTATATTTAGTTAATATATAATGGCTGAACCCGGTTCTTCCGACAAGTGGCGCTATACGCTTTATACAACGTTCGTTCTACTGCTTTTGTTCAACCCCGAGACATATAAATTGATGAACTCACTTTTAGGCCGTTTTGTAGGTCCTGTTGCGTCCAAAGAGGGGTGCCCTACTATGTTAGGATTTGTCATTCATGCAGCAGTTTTCACATTGGTTGTGCGGTATATGATGGATTTACGGATATAGAGACAATTTTTATTTTAGTAATAAAAATTGTCAGAAACAATGGGGTTTGCTGCCTATTGATTTGTAATAAAAACCGTTATAAGCAACGTTTACAGCATAAATGCTTTGCTTTTGTTTTTGAAAAGCAAGATTTGCCTCTTATATGGTTACTAATTATTTTAACAAAGGACTTTCACTCTATGAAGTCCCCCACCCTAGAAATTTTGCTTAACCGTTTGGTTGAGCAAAATTTCTTTATAATGTATAACTGATAATATATTCCTGTTTACTATCTTAATATAAGAAATATTATCTTATATTAATTTTTTATAATTTTAATAATAAAACGCACACCATAGTACGTTTAGTTGGAGTAGGCAACACCAGCCATACCGGACATCACGCGGAGGACGTTGTAGTTCACGGCGTACACACGGACCTTGGCCGTGGCGGTACCGGCAACAGCGCCCGACGAGAGCACGAGCTGGAGCACAGCGTTGTCAATGCGCGAGAAGTTGCACGAACCAGAGGGTTGGTGTTCCTCAGGGCGAAGGGCAAAGGAATACACGTTGATACCCGAGTCGGGGGAGCGGGTGTGGTGCTGGTAAGGCTGGACGACGTCGAAGTAAGAGCCTTCGCGCTCCGAGAAGCGGTCCTGGCCGTTGAGCTGGAGCTTGGCCGTGACAACGGGGTTCTCGCCCCAACAGTGCATGTCAAGGGCAGTCTCAGCAAGCACGAAGGTACCGGCATCGGAAACACCAGAGCCACCGCTGCTCGCGAAAGGGGTAGATTGGAAAGGCGTTTCGGCGGTGGTACCGGTCTTCCAGTAGCTAGAGGCGGCGGCTTCATCAGGAGCACCAGGCATGCTGAAAAGACCAGAGGCATTGATGTAGGTGTAGGGACCCGTGGTGGAGGTCTCGGAGGGACCACCGTAGGCATGGAACGCGGGAGGAAGGGCGTCGATGGCATCGGTGTAGTTGAAGGGCTGAGCACCGAGCGTGCGGAAAAGCACAGTGGTGGGGTCAAGGGAAGCGCAGTAGTCAACGTTGGCATCGGGCTGGACAACCCAGATAAGCTCCTTGCAAGGGTGGTTGAAGTTGAGCTTGATCTTGTTCGACGAGGAGCCAACCGACTCATCACCAGTGAACTGGAGCTGCTCGATGAGGTACTCGTGGGGGTTCTGTGCCATCTTGCGGCGCTCATCCGTGTCAAGGAAGATGTAGTCGACGTAGAGGGAGGCAGCAACAAGAGACTGCTGGTAGGCAGAGGAAGCAGAGACGGTTCCCGTCGTGGTAAGGCTGGTAACAGCCCAGAGGCACTCGCCAATAGGACGGAAGTCAATGTTAATCTTGACCTCGTGATACTGGAGAGCAATAAGGGGAAGCGCAAGACCAGGGTTGCGGCAAAACCAGAACTGAAGAGGAATGTAGAGAGTGGTCTCGGGTAATGCGTTACGAGGGGCGCAAACCTGGGCAGGGCCACCGGCAGCAGCGCAAGGACCAGAGATAGCGGCAAAATCGGGGTCGCAAATGTACGAAAGATGGGTAGTGTTACCAATCATCTTCCAGTAGCCACGGCGTTGCTCGTTGGACATGGTAAGCTGGTTCCAGATGTGCATCCAGTCGCCATATTGACGATCAATGCGCTGGCCACCAATCTCGACCTCAACCTGGGCAATGATTTGCTCGCCAATGAAGCTGAGCCAACGAGCCCAGATACCACTGCCAGAAGCACTGTTCATGTTCTGGTTGATCTCAGGGAGAACAAGTTGGAGGTAGGTGCGGTAGCACAAATCGCCGTTGCGGCTGATCGTGCAGGTCACGCGACGGCCAAAATCGGCCTGACCAGAGAAGGTCTGCTCGATAGACTCCATGGCAAAGTTGGTATGGCGGCGGTAAGACACCTTCCAGAAAGTAATCTCGGGGGTACCCGTAAGGAACACGTCCTGGGCACCGTAAGCGACAAGTTGCATAAGAGCTCCACCCATGGTGCGACTTTGTTATATACTATGCTGAGAAAATAATTTCCGGACAATTGCTAAATTAATTAATTAATTAATGGATTGGCCCTACAATACATCAATTCAATAAACGCAGAATTTTCTTACCTAAGTCGCAGATATTTTAATCAAAACCATCATAAAATAAGTGCACTACCTCTAAAGTCTTATTTGTTTCGTTGTTTGTCCAATATTGTATTTGATTTTCTAGTAATTTTAACCGGTTTATCCAATCTTTGTTGCTTTCTTTGTTAATAATAAATATTCCTGACTGATTTGATTTCCAACACGATTTTATATAAATATTATTATTATTAACATATCCATCTGGATTAAAACGAATAAACACCAGTGGTCTATGTCCAATATCTTGTGAAATTTCCATAAGACGTTTATTTTCACAACTACAATCGTAATTATTATGTTGATTTTCGTCTATTTCTACAACGACAACTTGATTTCCCATGTCCAATAATAAATCAGGTCTTCGTCGAGAGCATCCGTCTTGAACTGTTTTGTCTGTAATCCAAGTAAAATCTGGAAATATATTTGTAATATGATTTACGATATATGTTTCTTTTGTTTTATAATTTCGAACAACAGGCTTATCAGGAAATAAATTTATATAACAAAACAAACAATGCCCATCATATTTGTTATTATGGGTAATAGTTGTGCACCATTCTGATATACATTTTCTTGATATTACATCAATCATCTTATCACTTTTATGAAGAACACAAAACCTTCCTTTTTTTTCATTAATTACATTATATAGCGGTCTTATTTTACAACCACTATTTTCACATTTATCATGCTTTACATCTATCATATCTTCGAATTTATGGTCGTTACAATACATTGCCATATTTTCCCCAACATAATTAAACGATGGACTCTTACTACATCCATCCTCTGCACATTTTCTATGTTTGGCGTCAAACATTCCTTCCATCTTATGAACTGAGCAAAATCTGCAATGAGTATCTGTTTCAAAACGATACGAAGGCGAAGTTGAACAAGTAGCAAATTCACATCGCATGTGTTTTACATCAATCATATCAATCAATTTATGTTTTGAGCAAAAACGACCCACTGTCTCTCCTTCTACATTAAATTGAGCAATAATTTTACAACCATTGTACTCGCATCTCTTACTGGCAACATTGACCATTCCTTCCAATTTATGGTCCGCACAATAGATACCTTTTAACTCTCCTTCGTTATTATAAATCGGTGTTACGTAACATTTTTTGCCACCCGAACCTAAACATCGTTTTAATGTCAAATTTACGGTACCATCCAATTTATGTGTATTACAAAAACGGCGTTTTTCATCGGGAAACCCAAAGGTAGCGCGCTGCCCGGAGCATTCATTGTGCTCGCATAATTTATCGATTACATTAATCATTTCTGGTTCTTTATGCCCTGAGCAGAATCGGCCTTTTTTGGTTCCTACTATATTAAAATAAGCCGACTTACCACAACCAGTTTCGCATTTGCTCGGCATTTCAATGACATCAATGATTATCTTCATGTCGTTTTGATAATCATTTAGTTGAATCTAAAAAATCCGTTGATGTTGCATTGTGGATAATGAAGTTTTCTAAATAGTTTTCCTGAAATATTTCGCGCCGACCTTCGTGTTTTTTAGTAAAAATATAGGAATCTTGTGATTTTTTTACTGACCAACCTTGGTCAAGGGCATTAGCAATAAATAACATTTTTTGGAATTGTTTACGGTCCATCTGAATATTAGAGGGTAAATTGAAGGGTAATTCCATTTATAATATAGCTACAATACGAAAATGAGGTTTTTACGAAACAATTAATTTGTGGTGATAATATAAGATTAAATATGGCAGCGCCTGATGATTTTAGGTTATTAAATGCTTTATATGTAAAGGAAGACGTATGTGGTTCTGTTCCAGTAAAATGGTATTGGGAATATGCCTTAAATAATGAAGATATTTTACACGATGTTTCCCAAAAAATGAAAATGTCTCAGTTTGTTGTTGATGGATTAAGACGTAATAATTTATTATTAAATGCCAAAAACGGTATAGTTCCAATTGTCGCAAAACCAGCATATAATACAGAATCAGTACCTGCGACAAATTTGCCTCCGTTACAAATACCAGCTGTACGTCCTGCTGAGATTCCGGAAGCTATTACTAGGTCAATATGGGATACATTAGATGGTCAAGAGTTTGATATACCAAATATATCTATTCCTAGTAGAATATTTGATAGTGCAACCCGACATATGGATGGAAATGCTTTTGGCGAGATGCGTGATTTTTTAAATACTTATAATTTAAATAGGGTTCCTTTGCCGTTGGACAAATATGGTTATATAAACTGTTTTTTAGTTTGCACAATACCGGAAGGCGAAGAATATATTATTTTTACGGTTGGTGTATATATTCCTACTGACAATATAGAACCCCAAAAAACTGCTTCATTAAATCGATTATGTGGTTCAGGTCCAACAACGGTTCCTGGACAAGACATATTACCTGGTTCCGCAGCAGACGTATTAATAAACGCAGCAAGGACAGCCGTCGCCAATAATGGACCGCATTATGCGGCCGCACAAACAGCAGCAATTAATGCATTTTCTCAGTCATTACAAAATCCTCAAGTTTTGGCAGCTATGAATCAATCAATAGATTTTGAAATTAGAATGCTCCCTAGCTATGGACAGGTAGCAACGGGGATTAATTCTGATGTAATACCATTACCAAAAGGTAAACATGAAAATGTTTATTATATTCCTACTACCATTGCCACGATATTTGGCATTCAAAATTTTCCCACTAACGCACCATCTGCTGGCTTTAAAACATATCAACCGGATTTTTTTCCTCCCCCAGTTCAATTAACCCAAGGAAGTATCCATATTGTTTCTAATACAGTGACTTCAGAAAATTATGCCTGCAAAAACGTGAACAATACCAATAAAATCACTGTACCTGCTAGTATGGTTGCTCCCGGAATAGTGCCATCTCATCCTGGAATATTAGCTGTAAACTATTTAAATAGTGGAAATTTTGGTAAAAACGCATGGATATACATAACTAGCCTTACTCCGGCAAATATAACAAATCCTACAGTTTTACGAAAAACTAGGATGTATTTAGCACATAAAGCTTGGGGCGATTTGGGGCATTTGGTTTGGTCTAGAAGTTCGGATGTGGGGTGTACATTAGACACATATTATAGAGATAGATGTATTAATAATTTTCGTACTGTTATGTGTAAAGTAATAACTTTTGGAAATGCCGTATTGCCAACAATAACAGCAGTAGCAGCGTCAACTGGTGGTAAATCGACTAGAACTAAACCCAGTGTAATTAAATCAACAGGTAGTAAAACAGCAAAAGGACCAGAAACTAAGAAGGCATCTTTACAACCAGCAAAACTTTCACAAAACAGAATAAGGCTATCATATTATAGATTCTATAATACTTGTAGACATCCGGTTAATTGGATGGACCAAAATCAACCACCTTTAACTGTTGATCAACGTCAATACGGAGGTGCCTCAAAATTAGTTAACAAATCTAATATTGCCAATTTAGAAAAAATTTACGACAAAGTTATTGAAGAGTTAAGAGAATTTACTACAAACAGTGACGAAATAAAAGTAGCTGATTTAATAACAATTCTCGCTGAAAAAAAAAAAAGTTTACAACAATTAGAAGACGGGTCAAAAAGAGATTTTGTAGAAGCATTTCCTATTTCTCCATTATTTAATTTATCTAAAACTAAAACATCAATACGAAACCAAGGAGAAAATGTATTTCAATTTAAAAAATTAAAGTGCCTTTTTCCGTTTGCAAAAAATGATGCTACGTCTACTTTTATAAATATTCCGTTTACACAACAAGTAGAATTAATACAAGAGGCTGATTTAGAGTTTCCGTTTAGTAAATTATTAGAACTAATTTCAATAAAGTTAGAAAGACGCGCTATAGGCGACGCAGAAGATTTGTTATATCAAATCGATGAAATTAAAGACGACCAAGATAAATTTTTCGAATTCATAGATGAATGTCTACAACAAGGAATAATTAATGAATATGAAATTATTATGGAATATTTAAGAATAATATGTAGTTATGACGAATCTTTGGTGCAAACTTGTTTTTCGTTATTGTTCGCATTAGTTTTTATTGATGGCTATAACATATATGATTTTGATTTTTTAAAACAATTTGTTGCTATCGTCAAAACAGAAGACTATGATACTATATATAATGTTATAGATGGTATAACAGAAGAGGAACAAAAAGTTGAAGATACGGAAATCGACCCCGAGCTAGAAAACCCAAGTAGTGTTTTTTCTGTCCCTCCAGATTACTCTCAATTAGACAAGGTGCGAGAATTTGGTTTCGGCAATACTGTTTTTAATACACCAATTAGTGCTGCTAGTGGTGGTTCTCGAAAAACCCTGAAAAAACGCCGCACAAAACGCACCAACAAAAAATCAAAAAGGGTGTCGAAACGCAGAAACCGCAAACATTAATCGCTTAAAATCAATATAAAAAATCAGCTTCATTTATTCATAAAAATCAATAAATGAACCAAAATTCAAAAAAACTCCAACCAAAGACCACAAATACCATAGACGAAAAACACAAAGAAATGTTACAGTCTTTCCACGATAGTGAAACAACCACTATACCTGATTTAATTAAAGAAAAAGACAGACTTAAAACTTTAATACCAAACCTAAAAGAACACGAAATCGATGCCTACATGGAGATCAAAGACAAGGTTCTCGCAATCCAGCGCCAAATCAAAGAATTAAAACATGCCAAGAAGCGGTATTTATTAGACAATTCCAAATATATTTTCGATTACTTTGAAGAAAAGAAGAAAATTAATACGGGCGATAATAATCAGAACTCTGTGGTTCTCAATTCTTTCTTTAAAATAAAGGCAAAAACGGTAGATGCATCCGACCCCAACAACGACAAATACAACCAGGCAAAACGGTCTTATCAAAATTATTGGCGTAATGTAAACGCAGATATTATAAACATCCAGGATTTCGTGGTAAAATCGGATATATGCGAGGCTTGTTATCAAGGAGAACTTATTCCACAAGATGAAGAGGGAATATTAATCTGTAATAATCAAAAATGCGGTAAATTTATTACATATATAATTGATAGTTCAAAGCCTACAAATAAAGAGCCACCCAATGAGGTATCATATACAGCGTATATTCGCCTGAATCATTTTAAGGAAATTTTATCACAATTTCAGGCCAAAGAAACGACGCAAATTCCCGAGGAAGTTATTACAGCTATTCGCGACCGTATCAAAAAAGAACGCATTAAGGATATTAAATTAATTAATTATGATAAAATGCGCGAGATTTTGAGAAAACTAGGTCTCAATAAATACTTTGAGCATATCCAGTATATTAATAGTATATTTGGTATTAAACCACCAATTATGAACGAGGAACTACATGAAACTCTATGTGTTTTATTTATAGAAATCCAAAAACCATGGGCTGTGCATTGCCCGGCAAATCGCACCAATTTTTTCAATTATACGTATACACTATATCAGCTCTGTGTTCTATTAGACCAGGTCCAATATTTGCCTTATATTCCGATGATGAAAGACCGTGAAAAACAGTTGGAACAGGATATGATATGGAAAAAGGTATGTCATGATTTGGACTGGGAGTTTTTTCCAACGGTATAATATAAATATATGAAGACGAAATATATTTATATCCTATTAATAATGTGCGCATTTTTACTATTGACTCTTTATTTTATAAAAACAACAGAAGGCAATTCGGAATCAAATCCGCCAATTCATATGGGTAATTACGTATGCCGATATTTTTATAATTTAGGAAAATGCATTCACGAGAAAAAAGATTTTGAATTTGATGTACCGGATAGCATAGAGTTTATAAAGAATTTACCGAAAAAAATAGGGTATAAACAAGATTTTGATTCAATTCGTAATGAAATGGTGGCAGGGCAAATTGACGATCAATGGTTTATTCATGGTCAACCAAATGATTATGGTGCTTTTGAAATGAAGGACGTAAAAACAGAAAAATTTTGGCTTGCTCTTAAACCACTTGCACATAAAATAATGGATGAGGCATTTATTGCAAGTAATATAGTAAAAACCATAGATAGTCCAATAATCCATTTTAGATGTGCTGACGTACCGTTTTCTAAGCATCCTGGTTATTTATTTCAAAAATATACGTTTTTTAAAGATGCTCTAGCTGAGATTACGAAACGAACAAAAAAATACGACAAAATAACTATGTCTTATTGTAATACGCATAGGTCGGGTCAAACAGAAAAGGAATCTTGCGATATATACGCAAATTCGATTACAAAATATATTGAGTCGTTAGGATACAAAGTAGAGGTGCAATGTAATGAATATGTGGATGATTTTGCAATGATGTTTTATGCACCAGCAGTTATTTCAACGGGTAGCTCGTTTTCATTTATGGCTGGATTTTTTGGAAAAGGAGTTTTTATATCAGGTGGGCATCAATTCTATGAATCACCAGAGCAAAATAAATATTTGAATGATATTGGCGATTGGCTTTTTAAAGATTATAATGTTTCCCATTCCTCTGTTGCTGATTATACCGACACTGGCTCGGTAATTAAAATGTTATCAGAAGAATAAAAATGTATTTATAATAAAATGGCCAAAAAATATATTTATATTATTCTCTTAGTTTTGCTATTTATAATATTGTTGGGTATAATGTACATATATACAAAACAAATGGACCCGTTCAACCAAAAAAGAACGGCTCATTTATTAACTTGTGACAAAGAAAGCACCAGAACTAAATTTAGTGAGGATGTACTAAAAAAAATAGGATTTAACGTGGAGTTGTTTCAGTGCATCAAAAACGAGGACAAAGTTTTATCCAACAAAATAAGTATGTTAGAAATATACAAAAAAATCGCCACTGGTTCCGAAGAATGGGGATACGTATTTGAGGATGATATAAATGTTCTCGATAAAATTGACCTAGATGAATTGGTACAATATGAGAACATTTCAAAAACATTCTTTTATTTGGGAACATGCGGATATGAAAACAAATATAATTTATATAATAGCAAATCCATAAACGGTCATCAGGTGGCCAAAATAAAAGGTCCGGTCCGAGGATTACATGCCATAGCACTATCTAAAGACGGAGCAACAGAATTATTAGAGTTCTCCAAAGATAATTCGGAAATTTATATGGACGTAATACTTGAAGCATTTGCGCAAAAACATAATCCAAATATTGTTAGATACGATTTGGTTAGCCCAGACGATGGTGGTCATAGAGGAATATTTTTCCAAGACCGAAACCAGTTTCCAACAACAATATAATATTATATTAGTATTATAATATTATGATTTATTCATATGTAGGAGCGCCCTCGTTTAAAACTTCAATAATAATGTGCATTTGATTTGCGTCAAGTTCTCGATTTCCGTTATGATTACGGAAAAATATGATTTTATTATCTTTGATTAGATCCTTTATCTTTTCTTTATCTTCATCCAAATTTGGGACGAAATGAAATCCGTAATTTGTAGTGTTTTTGAGAACCGGTTGCATTTCTACTTCGGGCATTTCATTCTGTACGAATTCGCCAATACTGGCATCGTCAATTTTGCCCATATCTATCTTGTCTTTATTATTAATAATGTTCATAATTACGTCGGGCGAAAAAATAATAGCTGTTCCGCTGCTAAATATAATAGTATTCTCTGGCAATGCCTTTTTGTTTTTATTATATTCCATATTCCAGCATAAGGCGCATCCGTATTTTACTGCGTTTTTGCGTAAATCTTTTTCTAATAAATCGAAACGAATAATTGTGCTAATATTACTGCGTACCACGTATTTATATTTGGGAATTTCGTTTTTAAAATATTCAAACGCATCAATGGTTTTTTTTAATATTCCAGGAATAAAAGATTCGTCACCCTTTACGTATAAAATATCGTCTTGTAAATCAAAATCTTTTTCTAAATCCGATTTAAAACAGTAATAATAAGTCTTTACAAACGAGAACTTTTTGTAATATTCGCGAGTCATTTTTTGCATTCTATCGTAGGGGCCGCCTCCGTCCGAAGAATATAGCACTAAATTTAATATAGGTATTGGTTCTCCATTATCTTCGAATGTTTCTACATTTGAAAACACAATTGAAATTAATATTACGAGTGTTAATAGGCCTATTAAAAATAACTTTTTATCTAAAATCATAGCTAGCTTATAATATAGAGACATTATATTACAAACTTAAATTTCTAAATTTAACCCCTCTTTTTGTGAGATCGGTTACGCTTGGTTCTGCAAAATGTACGCTTGGGACCGGATGCGCGTTTGCAGCTACGCTTGGCACGTCTACATTGTTTTACGGTTTTTCCGCGGCACTTGAGGGAACGATGCATCGTATAAAATAATAACAGATATTATTATTTTATGTCAGTGTGTTTAACCAACCATGCGAAGACCGCCAATCAAATTAGCGCCTAAACCGAAACCGGCACCAGCACGGGCGCTTTCCCCAATGGAGGGAACAAAGACGTCAAGAATGCTAAAGGTGGCGGCGGCACTGAGGGCCAAAATAATAACCTCCTCTAAATTGAGCGACTTCTTAGGGATAACGACGGCAACAAGAGAAATAACAATACCAAGGACTAAATACTTGATAATACGCTTTACGAGCTCAGAAAAGTTGACCATACCGCTCATTTTTGCAGATATATATTATAGAAACAAAAAAACTAGATGAATCAATAAATAAAATAATTCCTAAATCACTTAAACATTATCCTCTCAATATTATAATAAATGTCCGCCTTTGAAAAGAAGACTTTGGACAACGGGAAACCTAATCCTAAATATATTGATTTATGCGATGAAGACCAACCTATAGCTGGACAGAAATTCGCTTGTTTGTCATTTGTTTCCCCGGAAAAGATATTGCAAAAGCGTGAAATTTATTTGTTTGACGAGTTCGTGAAGCAATGGGATTTTTCAAAGTCTATGGAGAAGTTTAATGAATTTTTGCAGTTTATGAGTTTTAAGTACAATCTCCGTGTGGATGATGTTATGAAGAACTTTGATGAGTTTAAGACAGAGGAATTTGAGAAGCTAAAGGCTGCGTCGACAAACGATGATTATAAGAATTTTTTGGATAAGCACGAAGATAAGCTAAATGAGCAGTTTAATCGGGACCACGCGTTCCAGACTTCTGTCCGTGGGCTTAAATTGCGTGGAGTGTTTCCTACACAGGAAGAGGCGGAGATGAAGTGTAAGAAGCTTCGTGATATGGACCCGCATCATGACATTTTTGTTGGTCCTGTGGGTATGTGGATTCCTTGGGATCCGGATGCTTACAAGACTGGTCGTATGGAGTTCATGGAGGAACAGCTTAACGCTCTGCATAAGTCGAAGCTGGAGAATGAGGAAAAGGCAAAGCAGGAGTTTGACCGCCGCGTAAAGGAGTCTAAGAAGAAGGCTATTGAGGATAATATTAAACTCGCGGCAAAATCTGGTAATGTGCTGACCCAGACTATGGATGAGGAAGGTAATTTAGTGGGTGTTAAGGAGAGGATTAATTTTGAGGAACGAGAGGTAGCGGACGAGGAGGGTATTAAACTACATAATGAGGAAGTAATTAAAAAGGCACTTGAAGCCAATGAGAACCTTCCTGTTGATTAATTTATTTAATAAATACCGATAACTTTGTTAGCTCAGTTGATTGTACCGAAAGGTCGTAGGTTCAAGTCCTACACAAAGCCAAATAATATCATGATATTACGTCAATATATTATTTTTTTTTATAAGTCTTTCGATTTTTTTTTGTCTTTGTCTTTTTTGATTTGTGTTTTCCACCTTTTTGTGTGGATTGCCACCAAGAATTTCCCTGCATTTGAGAAGGCTTGGTATAATCATTTATTATCTTTTTTGGACCTAAATATGCACGTGGATGTTTTGAAGGCAATGGTGCATCATTACGTGGTTCAGGACTAGGACTTGATTTTGCAGATAAAGAAGGCGATTTAGATTTTCGGGACCCACGATTATTTGGCGTTGTAATGGGCATTCCCTTGCTTGGTGGTTTTATTGACATATTGAACGTTTTATATATTATAAGTAGATAATTTATTTTCTAAAAGTCATCATAAGTGTTGACCTGCGAAATAATGTTATTAACAATACTTATAATTACTGATTTAGGTTGATTTGTATTGACAGCATAAACAATGTTATATAATTGTTGAAATAAGAAACGTTTATGTGTTTGTAATTTTGGTCCCAAAGGTTGAGCAAGAGCAGAACCAGTGGGACTTATCTGGGTCCCTGGTGCTAAAGGCAAAACATTTTTACTGAATTCTCCGGTATAATTTCCGGGAGGAGTAGTGTTCATAACAATATATGCTTCGCCCGTTTTTGAATCAATGGAAATGCCCATTCCAAATTTAGTACTGGCTACCCATACCAAACACGTAAAATGACCAGTTGTATCACTGAACCCGGGTTTATAAAAATCATAAAGTGCGATTTCCGCATACCACGCATCGACAGCTTTTTTAACGAGCCCTACAGGGTCAGTGCCATATCCTTGGAAAAACGCAAGGTTTTCTCCATACGAGGGATTACCGCTATGTCGTATTAAATGTTGTGATAGTAATTGAGCAGACCACGTTTGTGCCGCTCCATAAATGCTGTCGTCCCAACTTAGTGCAGGTGCCTGATTTTTAGCACGATACATATTTACGTAATTCGTAATGTCCGTTTTTTGCGCAGCAGTAAAGAAAGACATTATATATTTAAAATATATAATGTCAGCTAAATTGTTTTTAATGCATATTACATCACAATTGTGATCATAGTTAGCAAAAAATTGATTTACGCGGTCGGCTTAAAAGTTTAATAAAATATGAACATAGAACTTACAAAACCCGAAGGAAACGCATTTGCTCTTATGCATATAGCTACCAGACTTTGCACGCAATTAGGCATAGATGATTCGGAGCGCGATGCACTACTGAAAGATATGAAATCATCAGATTATGCAAATTTAGTAAAGGTTTTCTGGCTAAAATTCAACTCAGTTGTAAACATTTATAGTAATGGGGAGCCTTATGTGCCTGCAAATATTTGATCTACTATTCAGAAACAATATAAACATTATTTCATAAATTAAATGAGAATGCATACTTTTTTACAAATAGCCCAGGCAGTTTTTAATAATGCATATAAAGAAAAACTACCAATACATTATCTGGATGGCTCTCCGGGATTGGCATTAAAGTATTTAAATGAACAAAGCGTTCATGAGGATTTTTTGCCTCAATCTGAGCGCAGAGGTGTAGAAAAAGTATTTTTTACGATTTATATAACAGAACTAAGGGCCTGTTTCCGATCCAAATTTGCGTTTTTAAATAAAGTTCTTGAAAATATGTTTATTAATGACGAAACCAGAACACGATTTATGACATATTTTATGAAAATTCAGCGGGTCTATCATGTTTTGGCAAAATTTGCGTATAGATGGAGGCACAAGACAGCGCCATTGCTTATTACAAAGGATGTTTATTTGAATGCGCTTATTGAAGACGCACCTAGAGTCTTTTCTGTTGTACAAAATAAAAAGAAGTATTTGTTTGCAATAACGGATTTGGTTAATATATTAAATACGTCTTTGGGTAATAATTTTTTCTTTGTCGCAGAACCGTTAGCTTGCAAAAACCCTTATAATAACCTACCCTTTAATAAATCGACATTATATAATATATATTTTTTTATTAAACGGACGGACTTTTTAATGCCAACAATGTTTCATCAGTATTTCCTAACCAATTTTAATCTGCGCGAATATGCAGAACAAAACGATGATTTAATAATCGAATACGCAATTAAACAATTTACTATTCATACTGACGTCGAAGAATTGTTTTATGAAATTACAAATATGTTAGAAAGCGATAAATATGGAAGAAAAATAAAAATAGATCCCGAGTTTCCTAAGGAAAAATTGGTTGATATAATGCGTCCGTATTTGGAATTATATTATAAAAGCACGTATACGGTCAATGAAGCAAAACGTTCAAAATACATTACAGAATATTATAATAAAATAAAGTTATTCCATACTTTCAATAAACGGTTTGGTAATAAAACTTTTACTCGATCAATAAAAACAAAAAACCCTTTTTCTGGTTTGTCTAACTTTGTTGCCATATTTAATGAAGACCATATAGTATTTAATTCTGAACATAAAGATGATTTTTACACAAGTCATCTTTACTTTAATTGTTCTCAAGAATGAGACGATGGTTTTAATCCTACGTATACATTATCCGGTCCGCGTTGTCTAGTAGACGGCGTCGCTGATTTTCCAAGAATCAATATATTATCTGGTCCGCGTTGTCTTTTTGATAAAGACTGCACTGACTTAGCTTTTTCTGTTTTGGAACGAGAAGTTTTGCTCACATATTTGGCCAGTTTTTGTTTTAAAGTCTTCCGTTTTTTGAGTTCTGGCTTTTCTTCCTCATAATTTTCTTCTGACGAGGTATCTTGTATTTCGTGCGGATATTTTGTTTCATGAAAGGTGCTACTTAACTCCTCTATAGATTCGTATAAAAAATCAATACAATCATCTATACTAGGATCTTCGTAAGCGTCAAAAATATCAAATAATATTTTTCTATCTTCGTTAGTGATCGGTTTAAAATCTTGTTTGAATATAAAAGGCATTCGATATAACATATTACAATATCGAGCTATTTCATGCTGTAACTGCTCCTGTACAACATTTCCTTTTTCAGGGACAATATCCAAAAACCCCGTATTATCACGGAAATTAGTAAATTTACGATGTCCGCTCGCATAATCTGCGAAATCACTATATCTATAATCAGCCAAGTCGATGGACATAGGTAAATTACCCATATCTTTAAAACATTGTTTGTCAAAAAGTGTAGTATTTTTCACAAATCCCATTTTGGAATAAGAAAAAAAGCCTGCAGTGTTTTTATACCCATCAGCAAGCTCTAGGAGCCCATACCGTTGACCTATTTTTTTACAACAATACAAATAAGCACCTAATAAAATTGCGCCTCTTGGTTTGTCTTTAATAGAACGCACGCAAATCAAATTTACAGAATAAGCGTTTGGTAGACGCCGACATTCCCCCTTCTCAATAATAATAAACCCAAGAACGTGGTTCATTTTTTTATTTGCCGCGGTTTTGGTATACGTATGTCCTTCTTTGGCTTTTACATCAAGATAATTTGATTCAACGAGAACTAGAATATCAAACTGGCTATGGACCAATCTACGAACGGCATTTATCCCATAAGTTTTCCCTATCTTTTTTTCACATACGCTTTCTGCCATAAGTTCTAAAATAGCATTTGAAACGGTTTCCACTCTTTCTAAACTGGGTTGGCGATTTATCATTTTAGGTAAATTACGTTGGCTCATACGAATTTTTGGTGGGCTATACCATTTGACAAATTCGTCGTGATTTAATAATACACGACCCTCCAGAGCTTTTACTATTTTTTCATTGTTTCTATAAGCATCTAAATGTTCACTTATAAATACTTCTTTTTGCATACTATATTTATATTAGAAAAAATATATATTAGAAACACATTAATCAGTGCATTTGAGCAAACTTTTCCTTACAATTTAATAGCTGTTTCTGTTTAGTTTCGGCCCATTCTACGTTTCCAATATTTCTGTCCGGATGGTATTTCTTTGATAATATGCGAAATGTCTTATTTATATTAAAGCCGTTTTTAATGAAAATGTCGCGAAATTCAATATCTAGTGAATCTGTAAATTTGGCTAATGATTCTATAAACGCAGTGCGTTTGCGTTGTTCTTGGTCGGCTAGTTTCTGTGCTTCTTCTGCTTTCTTGCGCGCTTCCTCTTCTTTAATTTTTGCCTGTTTCTTGGCTTGTTTAGCATGTTGTTTTGCTTTTCTTAAAGCATCGGCAGCTTGATCGACGTGCTTAGTTGGTGGATTTAAAATATTACGCCAATACGATTCTGTTGCCAACTTGGTAAGTTCCTCTGCGTTATGAACCAACCTTTGTTTTAGTCTATCTATTTCTTTTAACTTTTTGGCTGCTTTTTTGAAGATATCGGTTTGGCCCACATCCTCTGTTTCTAGGACCGAAAAACGGTTTGATTTTGACATTGTGTTTTTTCAATTAAAAAATACAGTGTGTGCAAGTTTCAATTTTTTTGATTATTGTGAGAATTTTTTGTCATTTTAATCATAAGGCAAAATCCTAGCAATTCCTCTCCCGTCTGTATACATAAAGATTCCGTTGTCTGCTTTGTTTTCCCAAAACTTACCCACATATTTTTCTATTCCGTCTGCACGAGTCAGAGTACCTTCAACCATCTTGGTTTTGCCGGTATTTTTATCCTCCCAATATTTCCCCAGAAAAACAGACCACCCCAGAAAAACAGGCCCGTTTTCATAAATTATTTTCCCACAACGATACCCCTTCTCTAGTTCTTCTAGAGAGAGCTGAAATATCCCGGTGTAAGACCCTCCTCCGGCGTAATTAAAACTACGAATCTCTCCAAAACCGTTAGGTGTAGAAGATGGTTGAGCGCTTGTATCAGAAGACATTGTTGTTTTGTGCCTACAATTTTTATGTAGAACCGGTTTCAATTTTTTTGCTTATTTTGAGAACTTTGTTATAATAAAAATTAAAACCTTTTTCTTATTATAAAAACCAAGTATCTTTCTTCCAAATCTGGAAACAACATGTCGGTTCTTAGGCAAGTAGCCGTTCACAACTTTTCGTTGGCGGCAGGTCTACCTCAAGAGATGGCGGACGAAATCTTGGGGTTCTGTTTTTACGATACTATCACGGCACTGCATCGTGCCGTGCATCGAGCAAATATGGCGGAGGTGGTAGAGCGTTTTACGGGTGCGTGGATAAGTCGGACAAACACGCCCTTGATTTACTTTTTGTCTTTAAGTTGTTTTGAACGCGGTTTATTTAAAAAGCAATGTTTGCTTCTCATAATCTTGCTTTTGTTACAACAACTCAAGCCAATTTAAAATTTTTTTTATTTATAAAATAATAGTTTGTTTTACCACTTCGTCTTCTTCACATTTATCTGCTGCCCACTGCGTTTCTTACCTTTACTCGGGTCATACGCTTCGTCTTCGTCATCAGAACCCATTCCTTTCGAAATATCCCAGAATTCTTTCGAGCCCAACCTGAAGTCGGGGTGGCCTTGAGCCTTGTACCAGAATATTTGGTCATTCAGTTTATTTGACTTGGCATTGTTATTTATGACCAAACATTCATAATTCTCGGTGGTCTGGTCCATGACTGCACAAAAGCTCTCGAGCGTGGGAAACATCGATGCATAATTCTCCCAGATACGTTTTCGATTTGTCATGTAAGGTTCTCGCAAAATAAAAACATAATCTATGTTGGTTCTCAGGTTGGGAGGAATGCCCAAAGGATATTGCATTGTGATGATAAGCATGATCTTCCAATGACGTCCGTTCATAAATAGTAAGCGCATCATTTTATCGCGAGTCCATGATTGGTCATACAAGCAATCATCTAAAATAACAAAAGCGCGGGGGTCTATTGATGTACGATTATATGTTTCGAGCTCTTTATTGACCTGCTTAAGAACGGCTTTTTGACGACGCAAAATGTTCTCGATTAATACAGTATTATATTCCTCATGAATAAACAATTTGGGTACATGCGCTGCATAAAAACCGTTTCCTGCTTCTGTTCCTGAAATAACTGTTCCAATAGGAATATCTTGGTGATAAAATAATAGATCTCGCACTAAATACGACTTACCTGTATCACGACGTCCAATCATAACAATAACAGGTCCTTTATTTTCGTCGGGTTTAAAGGTAATGGAACGCATATCAAACTTCTTTAGTTCTAAAGTCATTGCAATATATATTTTAGAATATTAAATTTTGAAAGAAACTACGTGAATGCAACGTTTTATAAATTAGTTAGGAGTCCTTTAGAAAAATGTTTAAAAATACCATACAGAAGTTCTCAAAACCGATGGATAGATTTAAAATTCACTATTCGAAAACGAATCAGCTCTCTTTAAAAACTTTAGAGGAAAGCTTTAAGCCAACCCATGAAGACGCGAGATACGAATATAACCCTTTTCACATTTCTAATCTACAGAATTACAATCCAGTTCACGCAGAATTTTTTGAACTAAACGAAAAAAACCGTGACCGCATAGCGTTTAATCATAGATTTCATATAAAGGATTTAACCACAGTGATAGATAGCCAAAATAAAAGTGAAACTAACAAGCCAATATTTATTAAATATTCTCCACTTTTAGACCCTTTGCGGTTTATGATTGGCAAATATGATTTATCTGACCCAAAAACGAGAACATTACCGTCTGGTGAAAACTCAAATGCTACGATTGCTAAATTAGCCAGTTATCATAACAGCTCTTACGTAGATAATTTTTTCTGTTACTTAAATAGTCAGATGTTATATAGTCATCGAGTAGCAAATTGTTTAGATTATTATGGTTCGTTTTTGGGCGTTCAGCAAAAATATAAGATGAATATTGTAGACGATTTGGAATACGTAAGTTCTTCATCATTTTTTAAAGAGAATTTAGGTAAGCATTTTGCTGTAAACCACGAAAGACATAGTAATAATTATAAAAATTTTGGTTCTCGTGGACATAAACTTAAATTAAATATTTCATCTAATGTTCTCGATATTGATGCAGTTGCGCTAGATGAAGAACTTTTGGTCGAATCAGTAGGGTCCAACGAAGAATTAGGAGAATTAGTTTATGAACAAACAAAAAAAACATCGACTTCTTCTTCCGGCAGCTCCCATTCTTCCAACAATAGTGAGGTTAATTATAGCAGCGAAGAAGACGATAATGATGGGGAAGAAAGCTGGTCTACTGAATCTGATGATGATTCCTTTGATTCTGATGAGCCAGCGGATGAAGACGATGAGTATGTTTCGGCATATATTAATGACTTCCCTATTCAAATGATATGTTTAGAGAAGTGCGATGGTACCTTAGATGAGCTTTTTATGAAGAATCAAATTAATGAAGCCAATGGTTCGGCCATATTGATGCAAATTATTATGACACTTTTACTTTTTCAGCGCGCATTCCGTTTTACACACAACGACCTCCACACGAACAACATCATGTTTGTCAACACGGATGAAGAATTTATTTTTTATAAATTTGAGAACCAGGTTTACAAAGTTCCTACTTATGGCAAAATATTCAAAATCATTGATTTTGGACGTGCTATTTATCGTTTCGAAGGACGTATTTTCTGCAGCGATAGTTTTGCCACAGGTGGAGATGCCGCTACACAATATAACTGTGAACCATTTTTAAATGAAAACAAACCACGTTTAGAGCCAAACTATAGTTTTGATTTATCCCGCTTAGGTACTTCAATATATGATTTTGTAATCGATGACGACGACGAGAACATATTAGATGATTTTCAAAAGACTATTAAACGTTGGTGTAGCGACGATAACGGAAAAAACGTTCTTTATAAGAAAAACGGAGAGGATCGTTACCCAAATTTCAAATTGTATAAGATGATTTCGAGAACCGTACATAAACATACACCCGAAAATCAATTAAAATTTAAGTATTTTAATCAGTATCGCACCAAATCGACGTCCAAAAAAATCATTGATTTGGATTCTATTCCGGTTTATGCTTAGGTACCTTTTCTATATTCTGATCAGGCAATTTATACTGACCACATGGTCCACAGTGGTCTTCGTTAGAATAATCTATCTTTTTATTTATCTTTTTATTGCAATCATTGAGATGCCAACGACCCAATACTTTTTTGGGTTCATAAAAAAATCTACGTACTAAATTTGTTAAGAAGCGCATTAATAATAATATATAATTAGTTTTATATTATTTTACTAATAGAACCGAAATTTCTCCGTAGTAATGATTTGACAAGTTTCATCGTCCTTCGTTAACATAAGCCCGCTTCCTTCTATGCCAATGTATTTATCGGTATAGAATTTTACGTTATCAATATTGATTTGAACATATTTCGACCGTTCTACTCCAATAAATAACATTAAGCGTTTACCGTTTTTATATTTACGGATTCGTGACGAAGCAATTAATCCGTTGAAATGATATGTTTCTCCATTCGTCCGAAAATAACAACCTGGAAAGAAGTCGTTGGTTTTCATTAACCAATATCCATATTTTCTTACCTGGTCTTGCATACTAAAATTATCAATCTTTTTTCTACGATTATTCGCGTAAATTGATACATCATCACGCTTTAACAATTGTTTTGTAAAATCTATGCCGGCTATTTTGGCCTCATAATAATGAACCCATTTTCTATAGGACGAAACACAGTTGTTGAGCGTGGCTTTCCAAAATTCATAAGGATGATTCGCCTTCATATATGCTAATTTCCAAATTAACTGCGCGTAAGAATACGCATGAGCTTTACAAAATCCATAACGCGACAAATTCGAAAGACGCTGCATGATTTCCTTTTGTTTATCTTTTGGATATTGTGTCAAAAGCTTTCGAAATTCTGCGATACCCTTATGGTCTCCCTTGGCAAAAGCGCGGCGATATTTGTCAGCAATTCCGTCATCCACTTTCAGATATTTCCCAATGAGGTCAATCGCATCATCATCGAATATAATATTTTTATCAAAATCTTCGGAATCCATACAGTTTCTTGCATCAGCGGCAGCAGGACGGATAATAGATAAGCATACAGCTAGGCCATAAATATCGACTGGCTTAAATCGCATAAAAGCCGTCCGGATAAGCGGAGATTCCCCCAAAATAATACCAATGTTGTCGCCACGATGAAGCATGTCAAATGTTTTTTTGTCATAGGTAAATTCGTCAAACGCAATAGGACAATATCGACCAATTTCGTAACATTGACTAATGGCACGACTCGACAAAATATCGATTTTGAAATTCTTCTCTTTGGAAATATCGTATTTGTTCATAGTAATTTGTTTAAGTGCGCCGCGATTCGTACCATCTGTCTCCAAAAGTAAATCTTCGGGAATACCATCTGGATAATAAACAATACCTCCACAATGAAGAGAATAACCACGAAATGTATTTTCAAGCGCATCTTTCTCTTTACGAATGAATTGCTGTGTTTCCTTTGGCATTTTCTTGATTTCCGTTTCAATTTCGTGTTTACCTATAAATTTATGAACACCGGCATTACGAATTGCTTGACGAAGTGCCGATTTGTCTTGGTAATAAACATGATTACTAATACGCGCAACTTTTCCTGGCCAAGTAAGTGCTATTTTTAAAAATACCTCATCGCGTAAATTATGCGGAAAATCTAGGTCAATATCCGGCAGATTATTACGATATTCTGTTAGGAATCGTGCAAATTTAATATTGTTTTTTACTGGATCGATATGACTAATACCGAGTAAATAACATACCAAAGATGAACCACAAGAACCGCGTGTTACATGAGGAATATGTTTGGTCATATGTAGGATTTGAATTGCTTGTGCCAGATGAACAATCAAATTCTTTTCATGAAGCATGTTTAATTCATAAGCAAGTCGTTCAATATAAGCAGGTTCATCTGGAATAGTACGAATAAACAGCGATTTTAGTTCATCAATAGTTTCAGGTACAAATAGAGATTCCGGGTCAGGACAGGGAAGAGATGTATTCTTACACATTGTCAAATCGTTGATACGAACCAGTTTTTTACCATGAACATGCGTCTCATAATTATAAGACCAAGGAAAGATATCCGCGGGTAAATTTAAATAATGATTCAAATGATTACATATCATGAGTGAATTTTTAGCACGTACATCAATGACTAGGCCAAAACTTTTTTGGCGCGATTTGTCGAGTCGTAAAACACGACCAATACACTGTAAGAATACTTTAGGGCAGCGATTTTCTACTTTATCCAAGAACACACAGCAATCTAGGTTTTTTATATCCGAACCTTCGCGATGTTTAGCTGCACAAAACAATATGGCTTGGTGCTCGACCCTATCAAATTCTTCATAGGTAGCATAGCCGTCACTAGACCTAGATGTGTCTACACATATCAAATAGTCTTTAAAATGTAGCGACCATAGCTTTGCCATTTCACTACATAATTCTATCATACCACACCAGATAATTATTTTTTTATAGGGAAGCCGCTGTTTTTCAATTTCGCACTTTATCAAACAAACTATATCGTCATAAGGAAGAATATCATCACACGAAAACCATTTGATTTTTGGTGGAACAATCACATCATCCAAAAACGCATCATAAATAGAATACGAAGTTAAAATATTTTTATAGGGTTCGTATACCATATTGGGTGTAGCTGAAAATCCAATACATTTGGGCGCCGTTTTTTGTTCTAACATAAAATCATAAAATTGTCGTGTGGTTTTATTAACAATCGTATGGCATTCATCATGAATAATCAAATGGAACGGAAGTTTTATTTTTTTATATTTATCACCTGAAGTTAGAAACGCGCGATTAATAATTAATAACACAGGTTTATTCCAAAACACGGCACTATTTACGCTAGATGTCCATTCGTTTAATTTGAACTCGGCGAAATTCAATACATTGTATTTTTTAAATATATGGTCAAAATCGCGCTCTTTTAAATTTTCACGGTTAAATTGCTCAATCAGAATGGATTTTTTTTCGCATATCCACATCACGTTATGTTTGGGATAGGTTTCAAAAAATCGTAATATAATGTGCATGGCTATCCATGACTTACCACTACCAGTTGCGTGATAATGTATTCCTGACGTAAAATCATTGGCTACCGATTCTTTTATGGCTTTGACCTGATTCGGGCGTAGGTTATTCATTTGATGATTGATATCGATTGGAAAGATAACGATATCAATTTTTACACCATCGTTAAGGCATAAACGAATGAGTGTCTGGGTTATAATTTGCATATCTATCCCTGAATAAAACAACGTCATTATAAATAACGTAATCATCTGCTCGTTGTTTATCAACTTGTTGAAGAACCTGCACGGTTTTGGGAGTAGGTCCAATCCATTCATAAAGACCATATTTTTTATTAAAATCCTTAAGAAACAGAGTCTCTTTGAAATTATTTACAATCGACCATGGCCAGTACTCAAACGGTTCGCTTCTATAATATTTTTCCATATACCAATCAATACATTTTTTCAATATTTCGTCGTCCTTTTTAGACATGAGAAAATTAGGATTAAATGTAGATTGGTCTTCATAGGCCGATACAACAACAAAATCGGCTTTTTCTTCTAAAAATTCGTGGATAGGAGTTACTGGTTCTATATCGGCATCTGCATAAACACCCCCGTATAAATTTAAAACGCATATTCTCCAAAAATCAGCCTTAATAGGACCGCTCTTTATATAATCAAATATATCCCCATAAATTGGTGGATAATTATCAGTAAGCATTTTTTTACATGAATCATTATCATAAAGTTTTATTTCATAGTCCGGATTTAATTTCTTCCAATTTTCAGCATAAGGTTCAATCTCCTTAATGTTTTTATGACACATATAGATTACTTTTGGAATATCATGCGAAGCAAAATTTTCACTAGATAAAAAGGACTCTGTTGCAGCAGCAAATATTATTATAAATAATAATAATAAAACGATAATAATTATATTACGAGTCATAATATATAATTATTAGATTTAATTATGTAATTAGAGCCAATCTCGATTTCTCATAAATCTTTATAGCCTCTTCTTTGTTTTGAAATCCCTCTACATAAGACCACTTACCCGGAGATTTATTTTTATAATTGGTGAAAAACCAATGAATATTATCAAGAATATCATCTGGCATTAAAGAAATATCATTTATTAAATCATAATCCTCTTTCAATACACATATCACTTTTTCGTCGAGTCCCTTTTCGTCAGACATGACCAAAACTCCAATAATATGTGCTTCGTACCATTGGTCTTTTAATAATTCTTTGTCAGTAATAATAACTGCGTCTAGTTCGTCATTATCCATTGCTAGCGTCTTTTCGATAAAACCATAGGCACAAGGATAGTAATAAGGATACGGTAGGGTACGGTCGAGTTCTAATAAACCGTTGCTTTTGTTAAGCTCATATTTTTTGTTGCTATCTTTTTCTATTTCTATAAATACGCGAACTAGACAATCAGTCATTTATAATTTGTTTAGATTATAAGCTGCAAACCCTTCCGAATGTTCGTTTTTGTCATAAATTCCTCTTAATTTCGTGAACGCTTTCTCACGAAGATCGTTGTCCATGGCCATAAAATGTAATACAAAAATGTCCGGTGGTGGTTTTTCTAAATCATTGGTGTAATTTAAAACATCAGAATATACCGAATTAAATTCATTTTCTGGGGCTACACTTATTGTGCTACCATCGATTTCGGGCAACTTTTTTTGATAAATATCTGAAATAGCTGCCTGTTCAAAAGCAAAATTTGTGTATTTATCACGTAAAGCCCACCAGCTATTTAATAAATCCCGCGCATTCTGTGTGTTTTTTGCGATAACAGCACCGCCGTTTGTTTTATATAAGCCACCCGAATTTGATTCGTCAGAACAAATTAATATATCTCCTGGGTATTTTTCAATAATACTTTCAATAGTTATATCGTGTTTATTATATACTGCGTCAGTGTCAATATACATAACAAATTTATGCCCATCATCTAAAGCCTTTATCATCGCTGGTATTTTTTGCCATGCGTGTGTTACTGAACCATCATAAGGGTCTGATACTAATATAAATTCATAACCGTGTTTTTCAGCGTATTTCTTGTTTAAATAGAGCGAATGTCTTGCCCATCCATCAAATAAATTGGGAGTGCAATACATTAAAACAGCACCGCCTTTTGTTGATTCAAAAGTTTCTGTGTTAGCTAGTTCGTATAAGATTGACAATAAAATAAATAATATCAATATTATGACTAAATGTAGCTTTTCCATTATAATATCTTGACATTTTAATGGAAACAAAATTATTCGATATCTGGATATAGTTCTTTATATGCGTTTATAAAATCGTTTTTTTTGCTGACATGTTCTGATAGATGGTCTTCGTGTATTGTGGAATCGTTTTCTGTTTTATAAACGAACATAGGATATTTATAAACATAAGTATTCAATGTACCGTATATGTACCAATCTGATGTATGTCTATGACTATCTGATAAATCGTATTTATTATTTTTATAATGAGCTGAAATAAATTTTTTCGCGGCTTTATTATTTATTAAATAAGCAAGAGCATACGTCATGCGATATTCATGTTTATAATATTCTTCTTCTACTAATTTTTTATCTTGAATAGAATAATATAATGTTATAACATCCCAACCGGCAGGAGCACCATCCAATATTTCGCGTACTGATTTTTTCCAATATTTTTTAAACTCTAATGTTACATCATCTTCAAATATGAGACCAACTTTATAATTAGAATTACTAAATTCTCTTATTGCATCCAAATGCGATATTAAACACGCATATTCGTAATCAGACATTTCGTGTTGTTTTTTATATGCACCAAGTTTTTTGGGAACACTGTCTGGTATTTTTCCATCCGTTGCGCTTATTCGATGATTTGGTATATTATTAAACGTCGGGTCGGATAATACATTTTCCATGTGCGTGCGTCTTTCGACTGAACGGTCTAAATTAATCCAATAAATAGCATCAACACCATCTAAGTAATTTACGTTTTCAAATCCATTTCGACCACTAATACTATATACCAAATATAGTATGAAAAAAAACAGTATTGTGATTTGAAACATTATAAAATTCTTTTTAAAATTAATATTCATTTAAATATACATATATTTTTGTCTGACATTAAAAGTATTTTGCTTTAAACTCGGCTGGTATCATAATTGGAATATTGTTTTCCTTAGCTATTTTCGTTTTGTTCGATTCGTCTTCGTGTGATTTTACAATAAGAACAAATACGTCTTTCTTCATCGAATCCTCCAATGTAGCACCAACCGTCTTTAAATATTCAATGATGTCCTTGTCTCTGACCTTGGTCATAACAATCTTTTTACCGAATAATGGAGATGTTTTATCTACGGCTTCGGCTGGTCTTAGAACATTCTGTAAAGACTGGGTCGATTTACCTGGAAATATCTCTTTATAAAATGCATTGAATTTATCAATATTTGAGACAAAGGCTTCCGCGTTTTCTTTACCAATACCATTTACAGTTTTCAGCATTTTGATTTTACTCGCGGGCGTTTCTCCCGATTTTAAAATATCGGGGAAAGCTGTCATAATAGGCTCTAGTTTTCTATGTCCCATGCCGCGACCTAAAAGTCCTGACGCAGCCATTATATCAACAAGAGCCGCCTTTTCCAATTTATCGTGAATACCATTATATATTTTTTCAGTTAGTTTGTCCTTGAATCCCTCAACACCTTTAAAATCAGATTTCTGCATATGTATAATTTTGGGAATCGAATCAAACCCGGCACTTATAAGGCGTTTTACATTACCTGATGAAAGTCCGTCAACCTCTATGCCAACAAAGAAGGCAGTAATTGTCTTTTCACGAACAGTGGGATCATCAGCTGCGTTCTCTAAAATAATATCTACATGAGAATCTGTCCATTTATACGCGACTTCCGGCATCTTGGCTCGTTCCGCTGGCACAATAGTGGATTTAATAAAAGGAATTACGTCTCCGCTACGTACGATTTCAATCATTGCTCCAAACCCAATTTTATTTTCTTCAATAAATTTAGCATTGAATCCCGTTGCGTATTCAATAGTAACACCACCGAGACGAATCGGTTCAATACGTACACGAGGTTTCAAATAACCGTCCTTGCTGGGCGACCAAAGCACATCAAGAACTTTGACTTCAGCAACCTGGTCAGAAATAACCATTTTAAACGCGAAAGCGTGTTGAGGGTTGCCCGACGAGCGGGGATATACTAAATCATTAGCTACAATGACACCGTCGATTTCATATTCATAATCTTTACGCCAGTCAAGAAGCGTTGCACTTAAATACTCGTTTGTAAGTTTGTCTACGGTTAAATTGCGAACCGTCTCGTGCTTGAGCGAAGCCATTGCTTTCATTTGGTCACTGGGTTTCGAATTCGGTTTAATCATCTCGTATGTAACAAAATGAATATCACGTGTTTTTTCGTCAATAGTTTTCGAATTTACAATACCGGCAACCAAATTTCTGGGATTCGCAAACTTGTCCTTGTATTTGTCTTCAAATACTTTTTTCGGAATAATAAATTCCCCGCGCACTACATAGCCTTTATGCTTTGGTAGATTCAATGCTTTAATCAAATGTGATACATCTTGGCCTATTATGCCATTTCCGCGAGTATATAACTTAGGTACGTCTCCTTCGGTACTATATAGTCCACTTACGCCGTCCAATTTACAAGATAGTACATATGGGCCTTTATATTTGTTGCACCACGATGTAAGCGCACCTGTGTCGGGTTTAATTTTGTCCATAGATGCCATTTCATAGGGAAGAGTTACTTTATCTTTCTTAACTGGCGCGCCAACTTCTTTTAATATAGTGCTGTTTGGATACTTACGCTCCAAATGTTCTTTGACAATATCGTATTCATTATCTGTCATTATCGGACTTTCGTTATAATAAGCAGCATTGGCGCGCTCTACAAGGTCTTCAAGCTCTTTTTGACTTAGTTTTTCAACTTCACTAAAACCGGCTTTTTCAATAGCTTTAAGCTCAGCTTTAAGCTCAGCTTTAAGCTCAGCTTTAGCCGTTGTCTCGGCTTTAGCCGTAGCCGTTGTCTCGGTCTTAGTTGATGCATCCTCCAAAATCTTAATCTTTTCATTCGGTATTTTTTTTATAACCGTGCGTATTTTTCTAGTTTTAATTGGCTGGCCTGTCTTAATAACAACAGAGCGTCCATCGATACGCTCATTTGGGGCTTTATATTCTATATTTAAATAATCAAATATATCTTTTTCCTCTCTAAATACATGTCCTACTTTTTCTTCCTTCTTTTTATCTACCATTTTACTGAGTCCGTGCTCATTAAGGGAAACGCCCATTTTGAGTGCATGTCCGCGCATAACTGTATTAAACGCCTTACTTCCTGTAAAATAGAGAACCGAAAAGGGGTATTCCTCGGGGCTTGCAAAGAGGAAATCTACACGACGCGCATGATTCGCCAAAGGTAATCGCGCAATTACCAGGCATTTTGACGGTCCGCGAGACAAAATTTCCACAATAATTTTCTCTGACTTAAGTTCGTCTATAAATCTTTTAAAAACCTCTTCTCGTGGAGAAGTAATAATAACGTCTATATCGCCCGAACTAACAGCGCCGCGCCTATAAGAACCTACAATTTCGTACCTTGCGCCCTCTACCTTGACTTTGTCAAAGACAAGACCAAAGACGTCGGCGTAACGGTCAATTTCATTTCGCGGAATACGTTCTAGAATATCCTCGTAGTATTTTAAACCAACTTTCTGTACATCATTCAGTAATTTGTCTTGTTGTTCGCGTAACTGTTTAATAGATGTTATACCTTTACTAACTAAATCTTTAGCTTTTTTGGGGCCAATTCCATAAACGTCGGTTAAAATATTTTCGGGATTATTCTTTTCGCGTTCTAAAAGACGCAAGGTGCCGGTCTCTTTATATTCAACTAATTTTGACATAATCGTTTCGCCTATTCCGGGTTTGCCCTTTAATTGTTGGACATCAACTATGTCTTCAGTAAACTCCATAATGGTCTCTTCGGCTTTTTTGTAAGCGCGGGCTTTAAATGGTTCGCCCTGCTTAGCCATAATGGTTTGTAATTTGTCGAGCAAAGCTATTAATTCTTCATTTAATCTTCGACCTTTCTGATTTACTGACATGACTGATTGTTTAGGCTCATTTGTTTTTATTTCCTTTTTTTCAATTTTTTTCTGTTGTGCGTCAACATATTTGGTGCATTCTCCCGTTTTTGGATTTTTTCTTGTTCCTTTTGGACATCTAGACCTTTTTGCTTTTTTTGTTTGTACTGTATCCATATATACATTACAAATATTTATTGCCTAAAAACCCGGCGCGTCTGTAAAAATCTGTGTATTGGCTGCATTTAATACCTTGGTTTCTGTGACCGCATTAAAGAAATCATGAATGTAGCCTTCGCAATTAAAATAAATAAAAGTGGCGCTTATACTACAAACCAGCACAATAATAGCGTCGCGGACAATAACTTTAAGTGGCTTTTCCTCTTTCTCTAAATATTTGGATTCGAAGATTTTAAAGGCAGTAAAAAAAATAGTTACTAAGAAAGAAACAATAAAAATGTTCTCCATTATACTAAATAAAAACGTAATTTATCATTCAACCTAACGCATTTTTATCTGATGATATTTAAGGAACAGAAACATAAATGTCAAAAACACCATCAAAGGCATCAAAGGCATCTTCAAAATCGGCATCAAAAGAATTAGCAGGAGAATTATTATCAGCGCTTAGAAGAGAAGGCTCATCGCGTCTACCTTCACTAATAAGAGTAAGTCAGCAAAGGGGTCCTCATAGTACAGCTATTGTACCTCGTTACCAATTATCTAAAGCTAATCCGTATTATACAGAAGAAATAAAAAGAGAAAATAAAAAAAATCGAAATAGAGCGACAAATGCGTTTTTTGAAGCATGTTCAGAAGGAAATTTAATAGAAACAAGAACACTTCTTGAAGAAGATATTGACCATCTTATTGATATAAATAGACAGGATGATGAAGGAAATACAGCGTTAAATTTTGCTAGTCATAACGGTTTTACTGAGATAGCAAACTTGTTAATAGAAAATGGCGCTGACCTAAACATGTCAAATAAAAAAAATACGTTGTTTCCGCTAGCGGCCGCGATATATTTTGAACGCCGCGACATAGCTAAAATGCTTATTTCTGCAGAAGGAATTAATGTTAATGCTCAGTTAGCACGAGGCAGCAGCGCACTTCATTTGGCTTGCCAAAAAGGTTACATAGATATTGTTGAACTGCTTTTAAATAAGGGTGCGAATGTAAATATTAGAAACAGATCAGGAGAAACACCATTACAAACAGCCATAGATTACGAGAATAAAGATATAATTGAATTATTACAAAGTCGCGGTGCTACACTAGGTGGTAAACGTCGCAAAACTATGAAAATAAAGAAGACATCACGTAGAACCGTAAAGCGACAGCGTCACTAAGCCAACTCCTCAATACCATCCAACATAAAGTCGTTCGACAATATATCTACTTTATCGTTATCGAGAACATCAAATCCGCTCAAATCGATAGTATCCCCAGTAATCTTTATGCGTTCCTCGTCTTCCTCTTCTTCATCTAAGCGACGCTGCATAGCACGAGCGCTACTAATCTCCTCTAATCGCTCAATGTTTTTAGGCGCACTGACCGATTTCACAATATTATTATCATCCATTACGCTATCCATCTCATTAAACGTAAGACGCGTTACAACCTGCTCTTCATCAATATTCTTAATAGCGGGCACGGTCTCCGGAATAGACTCCTCAGGTACAATAATGGACGAAGGGTCTACTTCGCTTCCCTCAGAAACGGTTTCAACCTTCTCGGCTTCATCAGGAACTGGTTCAATAAACACCTCTTCCTCCTGTTCTACGCTTTCCTCCATATAGGCGCGAATAATAGACTCGGTAGGAATACTATCACGAATGGCTAGTAAAATACACTCTTGAATAATGGTCTCAAACTCGCGGTTATTTTTCTGCATCTGAAGAGGATTAATGTTTTTTTCGAATAAAAACACGTTGCTATAAATTTTACGAGCTACGTTAATATACACTTTATGAATAAAGGTATCCAACTTGGGAATCGTAATATCAATTTTTTTCTGTTTATTTCCGACACGAATGCACGTAAGTACTTTGAGTTGAATAATATGAACACAAGTAATTAAATCTTCTAAATAGTTACATCCACTACGTTCAATAATACGCTTTCTTTCTTCTTCGACGATTACATTATTCCATTTGGGAACACGAGAAAGCAGGTTCTGAAACGTCATTAAATATTTGTTGGCCTCGTCGTTGTCCACACATAATTTCCATGACTCATTGAAAATAGAGCGTACCCCTTCATTTACTAAAGGTGTAAAAATACTAATCAAACGACTACACCATTCGTTGCGCGACTCTTGTAAATTCGAAATAACAAAATCGTCCATTATTTATTATTTTCATATTTTGTTTTCTTTTTTTCGACGCATAGTATAAATGAAACAGGTGTTTACTATATTATTATTATTACTAATCATCATTTTAGTATCTTTTATATCTTCTATTGAATCGATGGATAACAAAACCATTGACATACAGCTCGTTGTTTCTAGATACAATGAAAATTTAGAATGGTTAAAGGAAGAGCCGTTTAATAAGTATCCAGTTATTTGCTATAATAAAGGACCCAATGACAATTTTTATAGGCCAGACGGCATGAAAGTAATAAATGTTGAGAACGTTGGACGTTGTGACCATACCTATATTTATCATGTTGTAAAAAACTACGATTCGTTAGCACAACATACAATGTTTTTGCCTGGCTCGTGTAATATGCCGAATAAAATGTATAAGGCGCGTTGGTGGATAGAAGAAATTGAAAAAACGGATAAGGGCGTTTTTATTGGCCTAAATACAAACGATGGTATTAAAAATGATTTATATAGTTTTCAGTTAGACGAATGGGCTGCATCTGATGATAAAAATAAAAGTTTAAATCCTGAAAGCAGCTTAAAATTATCAGACTTAAGACCTTTTGGTAAATGGTATGAGAAACATTTCAAAGATATTAAAGTACCATTTTATACGTTGGGTGGTATTATGGGTATTGAAAAAGAGAACATTTTACAACACCCAAAATCATATTATGAGGGATTTTTGAGCGAACTAGATAAACATTCAAATCCTGAAGTTGGACATTATTATGAACGTGCATGGGGGGCTATATTTTTTCCTATGGATAACGTTCATTTTATAGACCAATTGGCTTAAAAATCTGCGATTTTTAGAACAAAATCTGCGATTTTTAGAACAAAATCTGCGATTTTTAGTCGAACTTCTTCATGCTATCAAAAAGACATAACATTAAAAGCCGCTCCGACCGATATTCAAATTTTATTTCATCAAAATACATAAATAACCGCGCCTTAGATTCATCGTCTATTAAATCAGTAGTTTCAATCCACTTTACTATTTCTATACACGAAATCGCACTTTCATAAAACTCGTTTGCACAATCAACCGCGCTACCATGAACAATAGATTTATCAGTAATAGACATGAACCAACTCATTTTTTCGTTCACAAGCGTTGAAACCTCAGTATGCGGCACATTTAATTGGTGCAAATTTAATATTTTCCCATTTGATACATACTCAGGAACATAGATTTCACAAAAACGAGACAAAATTGGATTCAATAACTTATTTTTGTTCTCAACAATAATAAAAAACCGCGTATTTGAACTAAACAATTCAATACAGCGACGGAGTGCGCTTTGTGCGTCTATGGTTAAATTGTCAGCGTTTAAGAGAACAATGGTTTTAAATAAAACGCCGGTATTGGATTGGACATTACTTTTAGCAAAAAATTTGAGTTCCTCACGTATAAATTTAATACCTTTTCCATGTGCACAATTCACGTGCATAATGTTCGATTTCATTTTTTTATGATCGCCCTGGTAAATTTTATTTAAAAAATAATGTACAATAGTACGCTTTCCTGAGCCCGACGAACCATGAAATAGTAAATGTGGTATTTTGTTTGTTTCGTAAAAATAATTTAGCTTTTGGTATATGTTTTTATGTATTTGAATAGACATGATTATTTAATAGTACTGTTATTTTTATATTCAATAAAAAGAAATAAGTTTATTTTGCAGAAATAAAAATATATTAATAACATATAAATGTCTATTACCAACGGTAAATACTCTGCCTTTAGTGCCGATGTTCAGGAATTAATTGTCCGCGCTGCTCACATTTATGTTAACATTTCGTCAAATGCTGATGGTTCGGCTTTAGTTAATGATAATACTGGCGCCCCTATCTCTAGACGTTTAATTACAGCTATGAATTACACTTATCCAGTTGTTGACCAATCCACCGGCCAAGAAGTTTTAGGCAATTATAAAATTTCGTTTTCTGACGGTACCTTTTTTGAGCTTGCCGATAATAACACCGGAGCTTGGTATTTGTTAGAGGGTATTGAGCCTTCTGTTTACAAGCAACTTGTTTAGACCCTCCTTTTAGTGTTTTGACAAGTCCTTTTAGTGTTTAACTATATAATTTTATATAGTTAATTTATATAATGCCAGCGCAAAAGGATTTGAATATTTTTGGAGCTATTATGATGTTTTACATATTTCTTTCCTACATCATCTTCCCATTAGGATTTTATTTTTTGCTTGACAGTACATTAACAAGTGCGGGCCACGGGTTTGTTATTGGTAGTTTGATTTCCGTATTATTATGGCTTGGCTATGGATCAAAGATGGTTTAATTAATATATTTATTGTTTCTTACAACTTTTTCATTTCACACTTTTGGAAATGAAAAATACCAAAGATCTAAATGTTCTTAATTTAGATATAAACACACAGAGTGATAATACTTATAATGGAAGAGAATACTTTTTATCGTAAAGCCACAGTAGAAGATTTTTTTGACAACAGCGAAACAATAAATCAAAACAATAAACATAACAAAAATCATTCCCATAACGATAATGATGTAAAGAAAAATCAGCAGGAGTTTGGGAATAAAAAAAGGATAAAACCCTGACGCACAGGCACAAAAAGCCAACAGCAAATTACTCCCAAGGGTCACAAAAAGGGATTTCGTGGTTAAACGTACAATATAATATGTGAATGACGCAAACAATTAATTGATTGATTGCCGAAAACATATTACTATTCATAAAATATACGAAATATAAACCTTCTAGGACGTAATATCCTGTTTTACCGCTTCTCTACAAACTGGACAATAATGTTTTGTATTTCGTAATACATTATTGCACTCTGTGCAAGTACATCGATGCGCACATGGTAGAAACACGATAGTACTTGCGTTAGATAAGCAAATAACGCAATCCCCCGCATCAAATATACGAATTGTCGAAATATCTACTTCCTTGGGCCGCATCAAGAGTTCCGCTTGCTCTTTTGTAATGACTTCAATTTGACTACGTTTAATGGAATAATACGGCCCTTTTTTTTCTGAAACCGTTAATTTAATGGACCCGTCATTGACTTTATAAAATGCACCTAATGTCCGCATATCTTTTGGAAACGTACAATTATACTCATTATTGTATACGTTATTATAAATCATATTTTGCTCATTAATAAAACAATGAAAACGGATACGTAATTTGCCTTTTTCGCTAACACACGTCAAAATAATCATTCTACGCTTTTTACAATATATATAAAAGAAGTATTTAATCAATTTTTTTTATATCTATCTGTTTCGTAAAAACATAACGCTCATGGTGCATAGTTTTGCGTCTTAAATTACAACTTAAACATGCTACAACTACATTCCCTTCATTGTGACCAAATTTATTATCTAATCTATCCAAAGACCATTGTTGAGGCGCGCGCACATATTCATATAAAATCGATACATGCCCACGGCAATAATAACATTTGTTCTCGCATTTTATTAATTCATTGATGACGTAGTTCTCGTTAACAAACTGACTTTCGTCATATTTGCCTTTATCAATATCTTGTGCACGATATCCACATATTTTTCCTTTAATTTGTGATTTTATTAAAGCGCAATGCTGTTTGTTCTCAATTTTGTCGTTATAAATCTCATTTATTAGGAACCATTGATTTGCGTAAGTCAATTCATCGTTTTTAAACGTCCATTTGGCTTCTCCGGTAATAACACGTTTTTGTTTTTCCTTCTCAGTTTTCACTTTTTTTTCAGGTATTTTGAGAACATTTTCAAGAGTTTTAATAGACATTGAATATATATAGGTTTAGATTTATATATTATTAAAACTAGATAAACATTATTCAACGAATATAATAAAGACAAGTCGTATTATTAATGTTCGCGCAAGATGTTTCAAATACTCCAGTAATGGAAACACCAACACTCCCTGAGCAAAATACAAAATATAAAAACGTACTGTCTAATCCTGGCACTTCCACTGTAAATGAAATGAATTATAATACTATCGACGCACTTTTGGAACTTGAAAAACAAAATAACAAAAACGAGAACTGGAACAAACTTGAAAAATCGTTGAAGATACAGAAACTTCATGTGTTTGCCGAAAAGTACGGCCGTGAAAACAGTATGCCAGTTAAAGATATCAAATTATTGAAGACCTTTTTTATTGATTGTCTAGAGAAAAACAAATTACAGAAGACCAAGGACGTTACTTATGATAAAGAATCAAAGGAAATAATAAATATTCCCGCGCTACATTTTAACGTAACAAATCGAAATTTTACACTTAAAATTGTAGACACAAAGCGCGTTAGTACATTAAAATCATTGACGCCCAAAAGAATTGAAGAAACGCCGTCTAAAAACGAATAATATTATATGACTCTATATAATATTATGTCAAAAATAGCGTTTATAACAGGGATAACCGGCCAAGACGGTTCATATTTGGCCGAATTTTTGTTAGAAAAAGGGTATCAAGTTCATGGTCTAATTCGCAGGTCATCATCCATTAATACACAACGCATAGAACACATTTTTAAAAACAAAAGTCTATTTTTACATTATGGTGATTTAACTGATTTTACGAGTTTATATACGTGTTTAATAAACATTAAGAATCAATACATTGATATAGAGAAATTTGAGATCTATAATTTAGGCGCTCAAAGCCACGTAAAAATATCTTTTGATGTCCCTACTTATACTGCTAATGCTGACGCCAATGGAGCACTAAATTTATTAGAAGCCGTAAGATTGAGCGAATTAGGGAAAAAAATACGCTTTTATCAAGCGTCAACTAGTGAAATGTTCGGCTTAGTACAAGAGGTACCACAGCGCGAAACAACACCATTTTATCCCAGGTCGCCTTACGGTGTTGCAAAATTATATGCTCATTGGATAGTGAAAAATTATCGCGAATCTTATGGGCTATTTGCATGTAATGGTATTTTATTCAACCATGAATCCGAGCGCCGTGGTCATAATTTTGTAACCCGTAAAATTACGCTTGGACTAAATAAAATATTAAACGATCCAAATGAATGTTTAGTGATGGGTAATATTGATTCACTCAGGGATTGGGGACACGCACTAGATTACGTAGAAGGAATGTGGCTAATGCTTCAACAGGAACAAGCTGATGATTTTGTTTTAGCCACTGGGGAAATGCATAGCGTGCGGGAATTTATTGAGACTGCGTTTATGCAACGCGGATTTAATATTAAATGGGCCGGTAGCGGAACGGAAGAAATAGGCACTGACAAAGATAGCGGGCGTGTCCTAGTGCGCATCGATGAAAAATATTTTCGACCGGCCGAAGTGGATAAATTATTGGGCGACTCAACCAAAGCGAGAACTTGCTTAGGATGGACCCCTAAGATTACTTTTGACCAATTAGTAAAACTTATGGTAAATAGCGACTGCAAACTTATATAAAGTTATATTGATAATAATACAAATGAGGGGTTCGTTAATTTTACTAATAGCCATTCAAACTAATGCATTATCAAATCGACTCTTACCAACAAAATTATGTAAAGATTGTAAGCATTTTATAGCACATAAAAAAGAATGCGCATTATTTGGAGATACAGATTTAATTTATGGAAAGCACGATTATAATTACGCAAATACCGCTAGAAAAAACGAAGACAAATGCGGGGAAAAGGCACTTTATTTTGAAGAAAACACTAATAAAATAGTTACCGTACCCTATTATTTTATATTGAACGCAGCAACGTATTGGCCATTTATGCCAGTGGCACTTTTGCTCGTGCTATATGCGGGTGCTTTCTATAAATTGACGCATCCTACAAACTAAAACAGCAAGTTGCATAATGAAAATGTGTTACGGTTATGGTCAGAATTTATCCAGATGGATAGGAGGGGTATGCGGAGCAAGCCCAGGGTTCCCTGCTAAACTAGAAATTGATTAATTTCCGGTAAATATATAAACGTTACTTTATATATTTATCTAGAAGTACATGGATTTTAATGATAACGATTTGTTGGATATTGAAAACGATGTTTATGAAAACATTGAAGAGTACTTAAGAACAGAAGTGATAAACATATCGTCTCCTCATTTTTACGAAAATCTGGTAGAAGACATTACCAATGTTATTCATGATTATTGGATGGACTGCGGCATCTGTGATGATGAAGATTATGATGAAGTCGAAACAATTGTTGAGAACCTTCTCGATGTATATTTGGATTTTAGCGTTATTCCTAGACGTTCGATTTCTTATCAAAGTCTCGTTGAGCCATCCGAAAAAAATACAAACGAAATGCTTGACAAAATTAATGCCCTAAAAAATTTGCCGCAACCCAAACAAAAAACGAAAGAATGGTACGAGTTTCGCTATAATTTAATAACGGCGTCAAATATTTGGAAAGCACTTAGTAGTACTGCGCAACGTAACAGTTTAATTTATGAAAAGTGTAAGCCATTAAATACGTTTCAATCGTCAACAAATACTGAAAGTGCTATGCATTGGGGAATAAAATACGAACCGCTTACTGTCATGTGGTACGAACATGTCTATCAAACAAAACTAGATGATTTTGGTTGTATAATGCATCCGCTCTATAAATGTATTGGCGCATCTCCAGACGGTATTAACACCGACCCATCAAATAAAGTCCTATTTGGTCGAATGGTAGAAATTAAAAATATTGTCAATCGTGACATTACAGGTTCTCCAAAAGAAGAATATTGGGTGCAAACTCAAGTACAAATGGAGACATGTGATTTAGAGGAATGCGATTTTGTAGAGACGCGGTTTAAGGAACATGAATCCGAAGAACAGTTTTATGCCGACGAAGATCACGAATATAAGGGTGTTATTTTGCATTTTATGTTTAAAACTTCAAACATGACAACCGACGAAATTTCTGCTAATTTGTCTGCTATTAATAGTCCAAATTATAAATATATGCCTTTTAATATTCCTCGGACAAAGCAAAGTATTGATGCTTGGATCAACGAAATAAAAACAACGAATCAAAGTGAAATGATATTGTTCTCGACGTTATATTGGTATTTAGATGAGCATTCATGTGTTCTTATTCAGAGAAACCGCGCCTGGTTTCAAGCTGCTGCACCAATCATTGAAGATACTTGGCAAACCATTTTGAAAGAACGAACAGATGGTTACCAACATCGAGCCGCTAAGAAGCGAGCAATTAAAGTAGAACCAAATATTCATGTTGATAAAATTGATGATAGTACGAGCCAAAGTATTCGAAATATGCCGTTGATGAATTCCATTTGCTTGGTTAAGCTCGACCATGATGCCTTTGCTGAAGAAACTTTATAATTAATTTCGGTAACTTTATATTTTTTCTTTTCGTGAAAGAATATAAAACTATAATCCTTTAATATATTAACTATGACTAGTCCTTCCAAAGTTTCTTTTTTGACGCCCGATGAGGAAATGTATGTAACAAAGCGTAATGGGCAACGAGAAATCGTATCGTTTGATAAAATTTTGACCAGAATCAAGAAAATTGGCCAAGAGGCTTACATCAAGTTAAATTATACGTCACTTGTAATGAAGGTCATTGATCAACTGTACGATGGTATTTCGACTACCAAAATTGACGAACTTTCTGCCGAGCAATGCGCCTCTATGGCGTCTATCCATATGGACTACAACACTCTGGCTGGTCGTATTACTGTTTCAAATCATCAGAAAAACACCTCCGCATCCTTTGTTGAAGTAATGAATCGGCTGTTTGATTACCATGATAAGCACGATAAACATAGTCCTCTCGTATCAATGGAACTTCATATTATTGTAAACAAATACGCACAGGAGCTCGATGCCCTTTGTGATTATTCACGTGATTATTTGATTGATTATTTTGGGTTTAAGACTTTGGACCGAGCTTATTTAATGAAGATAGACCGCGTCACTGTCGAACGTCCTCAACATATGTGGCTTCGTGTAGCTATTGGAATACATGGTTCAAACATGCCTTTGATTAAGGAGACGTATGACCTAATGTCACAAAAATACTTTACTCATGCTACACCAACATTGTTTAATGCTGGTTGTCCAGTTCCTCAACTATCATCTTGTTTTCTTTTGGCCATGGAAAACGATAGCATGGAAGGTATTTATAACACGCTTAAGGATTGTGCTATGATTTCTAAATGGGCTGGTGGTATAGGTCTTCATATTCATAATATTCGTGCATCAGGAAGTCATATTCGCGGAACGAATGGACAGTCTTCTGGCATTGTTCCTATGTTAAAAGTGTTTAATAATACTGCAAAATTTGTGAATCAAGGTGGAAAACGCAATGGATCTTTTGCTATTTATTTGGAGCCATGGCATGCCGATATTGAAATGTTTTTGCAGATGCGTAAAAATCATGGCGATGAGGAGCTAAAGGCGCGTGACTTGTTCTATGCTCTTTGGATTCCCGATTTGTTTATGGAACGAGTAAAGTCGGAGGGTACATGGACGCTTTTCTGTCCCGACGAATGTCCCGGACTTGCTGACGTATACGGAGACAAATTTGTTGAGCTTTATAACAGATACGAACAATCAGGCAAGGGACGTAAGACTATGAAGGCGCGAGATCTATGGTTTCAGATGTTGGATGCCCAGATGGAAACCGGAACACCGTATTTGCTATATAAGGACGCATGTAATAAAAAGTCAAATCAACAGAATGTAGGAACGATTAAGTCATCTAATTTGTGTAGTGAAATTATTCAATACTCCGACGAAAACGAGAGCGCAGTATGTAATTTGGCGTCAATCGGTCTTCCTACCTATGTTGACAAGTCAACGAATCCCCCGACTTTTGATTTTGATAAGCTACATGATGTCGTTAAGGTAGTAACATTGAATTTGAATCGTATTATTGATGTGAACTTTTATCCTACCCCAAAAACTGAGCGTAGTAATTTGCGACATAGACCCATCGGTATTGGGATTCAGGGTCTTGCTGATGTATTTATGATGATGAATTATTCATTTACTAGTGATGAGGCAAGACAGTTAAACAAAGACATTTTCGAGACGATTTATCATGCAGCTCTTGAGCGTTCATGTGAACTTTCTGCGGCTGATGGTCCTTATGAAACGTTTGTTGGGTCACCAGCATCTAATGGACAATTACAGTTTGATATGTGGGGTGTTGGTCCGTCCAACCGTTATGATTGGACCGCATTAAAGGCGCAAATTCAGTGCCACGGTCTTCGTAATTCGCTGCTTCTTGCGCCGATGCCTACTGCTTCTACGTCACAAATTCTGGGATTTAATGAGTGTATTGAGCCGATTACGTCAAATATTTATAATCGCCGTACTTTGGCTGGCGAATTTATTATGGCTAATAAGTATTTGATGGAGGATTTGATAGAACTCGGACTTTGGAATGAAAAAATCAAGAATAATATTATTGCAAATAATGGTTCGGTCCAACATATAGACGTTATTCCTCAAGTTATCCGTGACAAGTACCGTACAGTTTGGGAATTACCTATGAAGACTTTAATTGATATGGCAGCCGACCGTGGTGCATATATTTGCCAAAGTCAAAGTTTAAATCTATGGCTCGAAGACCCTAATTATAAGAGTCTGACGTCAATGCATTTTTATGCTTGGTCAAAGGGTTTGAAGACGGGTATTTATTATTTACGTAGGCGCGGTAAGCATCAGGCGCAACAGTTTACAATCGAGCCAGAAAAGCAGAATATGGATGGTGCCACGTATGAAGAGGAAGAAATTTGTGAGATGTGCTCAGCATAAGGCAAAGAAACAGCACGATGGGCTGTTATTATAACCCCTCCTTTATTTTATAATACCATAAATGGTAATATAAAAATCTTATTTTTTCTTTGTAATACGACGCTTACGTTTTACTGTTTTTGTCTTTTTCTGTTTACGTTTTTTGGTAACTTTTGAGCGTTTGGTAGTACGTTTACCACCTTTTTTGCCTTTGCTAGTTTGCGTTTCCTTATCATCATCTTCTTCGGTATCTTCGTCTTCGTCTCCATCATAGTCTTCTTCGTCATAGTCTGTTGTGTCTAAAGTATCTTGTGTGTCTGACATAGCGTATAATAGTGTATTACGCGCTGACGCCGACCTTTCTCGCATATCTTTTGCGCCTTGTTTTTTATACCGTCCCCAATTTTCCTCCGCCGACGCCGACCTGGCTCTTTCCAGCGTTCTAGACTTAAGTGCTCCTTGCTCCACATGATAGCCCCATTCCGCAAAATTATCAAAGGCTTGTTCTACATTTCCTTTTGCAACAGGTTCAACTCCTCGAATAGAAGTTATAGCATTTGTAATAGATTCATAAATATATTCTATTTGCTCTGCGGACAATTTAAGTGTTTTTCCTGTATATAGTGCTATTTCTCCAATAAAAGTTGCTATTTGCTGAGAACAACCTACACTAAAAGCAGTTCCTAACGTACGCTGGAAACCACTACTAGTAAAAAGTTCTATTAATTTACCACGAACGAATTCGCTTCTATCTACTAGAAATGTACCAGTAATAATAAGAAGTACTGCAGACACAGTGCCTGTTGCAATAAATTTAGTTGTGAAACCATGAACTAGTGCTTCAATTTCCCCCGTTTTTTTTCCTTTTGATCCCAATGCACTTAAAACACTATTTACTAGTCCATCCGCATTGCTTGCTAGTTTTTTTGTAGCAACAATATCAAATAATGATTCTTCGTCTCCGGTTTTTGGCGTTTTATGAACCGATGTAATATGACGATTTAATTCTAAAATTGATTGTTTTATATTTTCAAGATTTTTATCTAACTCTGCGCGTCCTACGTCACTAAGGGGCAAAAAATCTAAATCGGACATTTGATGACTCATTTTTTCTTGTTTTGCTAGACATTTACCAATAACATAAGGATGTAATGCAGGAAGACCATACTCCGTAAACTTAGAACACAAACCAACATTTCCCCATACTGTATTTATATTATCATGTAACCATTTTTCTGCGTCCCATGTTTCTGTTAACATTCCTTCTCTTTTTGCTAGTATTAATATATTTATCAAAGCTGATCTCGGATAAGTTAATAAAACCTCCATGTCGTGTACTATGGAGCGAAAAACCGGAAGTTTTTTTCTAAACTCAGCAGAAAGAGGGAATGTAACTTGATCATCTCTAAATATAACCGGCGCATTAACAAATGAATTTGCAGCATCTGCAAAATATAACCTGTCCCGTTTGTCCATTGATTTTAACCTTTTTTCAAAAGCATCGTGCATTTGTTTTTCCGTCATTGATTCTTCTACTGATACAACAACCTGGTTTTCTCTAGTTTTATCAATTTGAACCGGCGCGGGTCCACCTCCACCAGGAGGATCATCTTGAACAACGCCATCGGCGATTTGATTACGATACCAGCCTTTGCTCGGTCCTACTTCACTAGGACTAACTGCTCTATCGTTTGGATTCGGATTTGGATTGTAGGCACGAAACCCCTGCGGAAACGGAAGACGGGCTTTATTGCTAGACTTTGAGCCTGTTTTACTTTTAGATGCCGACCGCGCACTAGTTCGCGAGGCTGCCTTTGGCGGAACAGGAAGTAATTGAGGGATAGCTTGTTTTTTAGTTTCAAACGCTACTGCTGGCGATGCTTGTCTTTTAGTACCTTTGGCCAAAACGGCAGAATCATCATCGTCCATTTCTCCTTCCTCCCTTATTTTGGATAGACCTCTACCTTTGCCTCTACCTTCAGTATCTGACTCTAAAAAAATAGACGGAGCACGAGAACGATGGCCTTCTTCTCGAGGCTGTGCTGACGCAGCATAACCTCTTCCTTGTGGTAGAGAAGCAGAGGTGACACTATCAACTTGCATCATAGATTCTCTTCTTTCTGGTGCTGCAGCTGGTAGAGAGGGGGGGTTATCATAAACACTGTATTCAGGAGAACTTTCTCTAGAAGAATCCGCATCCATTCCCGCTGTTTTAGATAAAGCAACCATAGCAGCTAATGTGTCTCTTGCTAATTGTTTTTTAGATGGATTTGGTCTACTCATAAAAAAATTAAAATATATTATATACACACATTTTTTATTTGGTTCATAGATATGAAGTCATCAAATATTCAAATTCACAATCCGTTATATCAATATTATGGCGAACTTTCAAATAGCACCTCAGTCCAACCAGTGTATCCACAATTGAATTATGCAAATTGTTCGGTTTTGCGCTAAATAAATGTTCATATAGTTCCTCCAACTTTGGAAACTTCTTATATGTACCCTTGCCGTCTTTTCGTGGCACCTCAATATTACATAGATCAATGGATGCCTGCATTGTGCAAAAGTTGTTGATTTTATATAGGTCGTCATAGACCGGATTAAACATATTCAGTAATCCGGGACAACGCAGCGCAAATAGCTCGTTGTGTCGAAATTGCTCGACTTCAATCATTTTCTTATCAAAATATAGATTGTGCGAAACCACTGTATCACAGTTCATGTACGCGCCATAAAACGCAGTCATTGCCTGTTCAATAGCAACGCCCTTACTATCACAAAGCTCTTTTGTAATTCCGGTCATTTCAGTAACAATCTTTGGCACGGTGATTCCTGGTGGAGGCTTAATGTAAAAGTCGCCATGCGTTTCTACGCGTTTTGTAACCATATTAAATAGAATGAAACTTAATTGTAAAATATGCGGAAATTTATGTACAGTTGTTGCCTGTAATGTGATGTTTTCATTACGATGAGGTAGAAGACCCGTCGTCTCTACATCAAAGAACATAATACGGTTTCTCGGAGCAACTTTCATTTTATTTGTTGTCATCATTCAAACATGAAAACAAAAATCAATTTTTACACCTTTATTTTTGATCCCCTCTTGCTTCTTGACTGCTTATGCGACTGCTTGGGTGGTTTAATGCGCCTTGATAGGCGGGACGGAGGACCAATAGGTTTTGCTGGTACTAAAGGTTTATGATCTATGTCAGGAACAAGGTCCAAAGGTATTGGCTCAAATGGCTTTTCTGTAGGTGATAAATCTTCTTCTTTAGAGACCTCTTTAATTACTTGCAGAGCAGTAGGTTTTGCTTGTGTTTGTGCTAGCACTGTTGGTTTAAGTGCACTCTTACTTTTACTCTTTTTGGTCAATGTCTGTTTCGAGGGATGTTTTGATAAAGTCATCATACGTTTTATGCTTTTTTTGCCATAAAGAGCGGTTACGATTTTATGCATATCTTTCACGGTTAGTGCATCTTTAGTAACAGTAACATTAGTTTTATTACGTAAATAAAGTTCAATAGCAAAACGAAACGAGCGATTTTCTAACAATATTTCGTCATTTTTCAATTCAAAAGTTGTAGAAAATACGTCAAGTTTTTTAGCCTTAAGCCAGTCTTCTTCTTTGCGTTCCATGTATTCAAAATAGGACTTCATAGAATAAAGGGGATTACCGAAATTAGTTTGGTATTCCTCTAATACGTCACTATGAGCATTCCCATTGTATTTATAGGTTCCGTCTTCTTCAAAATCATCTTCATCAAAAAATTCGTCTTCTGTCGGCGGTTCATATAAAATCTTAAGTGCTTCTGAATAGCATAAAAAATCTATGGTTTTCTCAGCTGAGCTTAAATTAAAATGTTGTTTTAAAATTTGTTTAATACGTTCATAGAGTTCAATATTGGGATGACGCGACGCAAATACCAAATGGTCTTTCAAATAATCTTTCTTAGAGAAAATTTTTGCATGGTTAATAATAAACATATAGAGTTTGAAATAGATCAAAAACATATACGCCCTGAGATTTTTACCCATAACCGTATTTAATTCGATTTTATGTTCTGCTGTTTCATTATATTTTGCAAATGTAGCATGAACAGCTTTATCCACTTTTTCTAAGCAAAGAAAATCATAACTCATTGTATCTAATAGTCGAGTGCCGGATTTAAAATCAGGACTATCTCTAAGTATTTCTTTCATGATGTCTATAGCATCAGCAGCCTTACAACGAAAAGTCATTTGAGGAATAAATTCAGCGTCGCCATAATTTTTTAGGCGCCTGACGTTCTCGTCGTCATAAGTATCCATATAAAATAAATTTGTATTTGGTTTACGATATAAATTCCTTTCATTTCCAATAGCCCCAATAGGTACATAATGCGTTTTTTGGTTATCATTTGACATAAGAGTACCTTTAATTGTTTTTAAATCGCCAAAATGGTCCACAATACGACTACATGCATCAACGAATGTATCCAAAACAATATTGGCGTTATCTTTTTTGGGGTTATAATAAGTAACAACAAATTCAACACCCGAAAAAGATTCGCAGTATTCGTTTTTGGCTATGTCTTCTGAAAACTTGATTTTATATATTTTATCTTTGTTCGTTTTAAATAAAAACATGTCGTTCTTGGGTATAGTTAATTCCTTGCAGTGCGCCTTTAACATTTCGCCAAACATGGTATCGCCTAAGTCATTAGTGATTTGGAATTTAATCACATCTGGATTATCCGTTTTACGGTTTTCATTAAAATATTCTAAATAGGAATCATTTTCCATTTCTATTAACGCTTGCGCTTGTTTTTCCCTTTTTGCCTGCATCTCTTTTTCGTATTCTTCTGGTTCTTCCTCTTGCATTTGTCGTAAAAATTCAAGGGTATCTTCGTCATCTTCTTCCGTTAGCACAGTTTCAATTACTTGCCCTTTTTTGGCAATAGGTATACGTACATGTAAATAATTACCATCAACAACTTTAATAGAACCTCTCTGTATTTTTTCTTTTAATAATCTTAGTGAAAGATCCGAATTTACTAGGGTACGTTTATTATCATGTAACGACATTTTTGCCAAATCACTTGTTTCAAATTCATATCCTAAACTTAATATTTTTTTAAATGCGGCATCTGAAAAAAGTGTTCCACCTTGCATATTATAATACTATTAGATTTTTATATCATATAATTCGTTGCATATAGTACGAAGTCGGTTATGTAAATCCAATAATTTTACAATATGAGTACGGTCGATTAAATGTAAAACGGCTATTTCACTTTTAAATTCATTCTGTAAAATGTTCTCAAAATCGGAGCCAATTAATGTTCTCAAATATGTGTCATGCAAATAAATTTGTCCATCCGAAAACAAATAGTCATTTAATTCTTTTGCGGCTTCGTGCATATTTTCTGTCGTAATTTCCCTTGCCTTACGAACCGTTTTATTTTTACTTTGTATAACACCCGTAACGGAGTCCGAATTATTAGATACGCGATAATTATATAGTGGCTGATTAATAGCTGCATATAAAAAGTCGGGTCGCATTCTACGTAAATATTCGCCAAAAAGAACGTCGCAGCATTTGTGGTCAAGAATGTCGGGGTGTTGAGACACTTTATCCATAAAGGTTTGGAGAACATTTATGTGTATACAATAACACCAAAATTCATGGCGTTGTTCACGGTGGTCTTTACCAAATGTGCTTTCATAACATCCAATAAAACGTTTATCGGGCATTTGAGTTTCAACAGTATATAGACAATTTGCAATGTTTTGTAGGAATGTTTCACTACGAACTGGGTCATATGTGTCGTCATCATCGCAGAACATTATCCATTTATGTTTGTTTTCAATTAAATTCAATAATTCGAACATGTGTCGCATTTGGGGCGTTTTAGACAATTTTACATTAAGGAATAGAAATGGACTCTCAAATTCTTTCTGTTTTGAGAACATTTCAGCGAAGGCACTCTGAAGTTCTCGATTTTCGAAAGAAATAGACAAATAGATGCATATGGGTAGTGTCTGACGTAATAGTGACTGAAGGCATTCATGTAGATGGTCAAGGCGTTTCGAATTTGATATATGGGAGGCGATTATTATACAGGCATCGTTGCTATTTACGGACATTTATTTTACTAGATATTGGAATATTTATATGGTTTCGTATGCATTTAAAATTTTTTATGTCTAGTTTATATATCAAATAAATGAATAAAAATGAATTGGAAAATCAAATAGGAAAAATTTTGAATGAACTTAATGGTGGAGCAGGACAAAGATATACACAACAGGCCGCACCAGGTGCGTTACGGCCTAACGTACCGGTCGGTAATTTAAATATACCAAATACAGCTCGAAGGTTACCAGTCGGACCCAACCCATATTCTAACCATATTGCTCAGTTAAGAAGAAGTGCCTCTCGAAGCCAAGATCGTCCAGAACAGGCTTCGGAACCTATAACAGCAAGAGACGGATATAGTTCCACAAATTTATTACCGAGACCTTCTGCTCAACCTACTGAGCCTTTATTTGAAAGAAGGTTAAAACCTACGCCTGTACAACAAGCACCTGCGTTACGTCTTACAAAACGATCTGATGCTTCAAAAAGCCAAGACCGTGATGTACGTCCGCCTAATGTAGTTCCACCCTTACGAAGAAGAAAGGTTGATTCCCCAAGGCCGACCGGTTCAAATAGAAGACTGCCGGCCGGACCACGTAATTCTGCAAGTCAGGATAGAAACGATATTTATAATAAGTTATCTCAAGGCGTAGCTACTCACAAAGGCGTTATGTCGGAACAAGAAAGGATCCGGCTAGCCAAAGTAAAAAGAGCCGAAGAATCACGAGCTCGGGCACAGGCACAAGACAGGGAAATGGAAGCACAAGCAGAAGCAGAAGCAAGAGCCCGAGTTGAAGCAGAAGATCGAGCCAAAAAGAAAGAACGGGAACCCGGAACTTTGAATTTTATTCAAATACAAAAAAAAAATGAATTAAATAAAATAAGAAAAGAAATTGAGGAGTTAAATAAAATACGTTACAGTAATAATCGTCTTTTTCCTGATCAACAATACAGATTTGATGAATTAAAGGTAGACGAAAAATTTTTTGATGGAAAAATTAATGAAACAGAACGTAATGATCAATTGCAAGCATTAAATATTAAATATGAAGAGGAAACGAGAAAAACTAGCCAAGCAAGACTTCCTTCTCCCGGTCCTTCTCCTAGTCCTTCTCCTAGTCCTTCTCCTAGTCCTTCTCCTAGTCCTTCTCTCGGTCCTTCTCCCGGTCCTTCTCCCGGTCCTTCTCCTTATAATTCTCCTCGTGATTCTTCTCCTCCTGATTCTGCTCGCAGCTTAGACAGTTCTGATAGTAACTACAGTGATGTTACAAATTCACTAAACGGTGATTCTTTTCTAACTGCACGTTCAACAGACACGATTCAAGAAGACAAATCTGAACAAGCAGCAGCTCTGGCAGTAGCTAGAGCCGCATCACTTGAATTTGTTCCAGCAAGTCCTCTACCCTTACAAGTTCCTGAATCCGACCAAGCTGCATCTCAGGCGCTCGCTAGTGCTGCCGCATCAGAAGTTGTTCCTTTGGTAGAAGCTCCTGAGCCAGCTGTAGCAGCACCATTACCCGTTCCTGAATCAGACCAAGCAGCATCTCAGGCGCTTGCTAGTGCTGCCGCATCAGAAGTTGTTATTTTACCAGAACCCATTGCGTTAGAAGCTGCTCCTGTACCAGTTCCTGAATCAGACCAAGCAGCTGCTCAGGCACTTGCTAGTGCTGCCGCATTAGAAGTTGTTCCTCCGGCAAGTCCATTACCCGTTCCTGAATCGGACCAAGCAGCGTCTCAGGCGCTTGCTACTGCGGCTGCACTAGAAGCTGGTCCGGCAGCTCCATTACCCGTTCCTGAATCGGACCAAGCAGCGTCTCAGGCGCTTGCTACTGCGGCTGCACTAGAAGCTGGTCCGGCAGCTCCATTACCCGTTCCAGAATCGGACCAAGCAGCGTCTCAGGCGCTTGCTAATGCGGCAGCATTAGAAGTTGGTCCGGCAGCTCCATTACCCGTTCCAGAATCGGACCAAGCAGCGTCTCAGGCGCTTGCTAATGCGGCAGCATTAGAAGTTGTTCCTCCAGCAAGTCCATTACCCGTTCCTGAATCGGACCAAGCAGCGTCTCAGGCGCTTGCTAATGCGGCAGCATTAGAAGTTGTTCCTCCAGCAAGTCCATTACCCGTTCCTGAATCGGACCAAGCAGCGGCTC